ATGAAACGAGCGGAAATCAAGCGCCGGCCGATGGCCGATACCACCCTCTCCAGCCTCGAACCCGAAGAAAAAACATACCGCGAACACGACGGCCAGGGTCTGTACTTTCGGGTGAAACCATCCGGCCAGAAACTGTGGGAGCTACGGTACTCGAAACCCGGATCGAAAGCCCGCTCTTGGCTGGGCCTCGGCCCTTACCCCAGCGTCGGCGGCGCCCTGGCCAGGACCAAGGCTCAGGAAGCGCGCACGCTCATCGCCCAAGGCATAGATCCTTCCACCCAGCGCAAAGCGGTCGAGGCAGAAGAGAAGGCACAATCCGAGAACCTGTTCGAACTCTTGGCGCGAGAATGGTATGCCACGCGCAAAGCAGGCTGGGGCGACGGGTATGCCAAGCGGGTGATAGGCGCCTTGGAACTGCATGTCTTCCCGAGAATGGGTAATCGTCCCTACGCCGATATCACCCCGATGGAATGGATGGAACTGTTCCGCTCCATGGAGAAGAAAGGCATCCTCGACCAGATGGGCAACGTGCGGCGCTTCTGCAAAGAGATTTACGACCTCGCCCGGGTTACCGGCCGAGCGATCAACAACCCAGTCGACGGCCTCGATAAGTTCCTCCAGAAGAAGCAGTCCACGAACTATGCCCACGTCGAGCAGGTCCAGCTTCCCGCTCTCCTACGTGCGATCAGCGCCTACAACAATAGAACAGTCAGGATTGGGCTACGCCTGCTGGTGATCAACGGGTTGCGCCCTAGCGAAGTACGCGAGGCCCGCTGGAGCGAAATCGACTTGGACAAAGCTATCTGGGAAATCCCGGCTGAACGGATGAAAAAACGGCGGGCGCACATCGTTCCGCTCTCCACCCAGTCGGTCGCCTTGCTCAAGGAGCTGCAACTGTACTCAGGCTCCTACGACCTGCTATTCCCTGGGCGGAATGACCGCACCAAACCGCTGAGCAACATGGTTTTCAACATGGCCCTTCGCCGCATGGGCTATGAGGGGATGCAGACAGGTCACGGCTTCCGCCACATCGCGTCGACCATTCTGCGAGAGAACGACTTCCCGAAAGACCACGTCGAAGCGCAACTCTCCCACGCCGAGGAAGGTGTGGCCAGGATCTACAACAAGGCCACTTACCTTGAGCAACGGCGCACCATGATGCAGTGGTATGCAGACTACCTTGCCGCGCTCGAGCGCGGCAACGTGATCCAGCTTGATAAGAGGGCCTGAACAGGCCCTCAGTCCGCCCTCACCGCCTCGATCTGCTTACCGACCTGATCAGTGATCATGCTGCGCATCAGCGTGAGCCTGTCGATTTCCTTGCGCTTCCACGCACCATCCCGGTCAGAGCGGCGCACGTTCTCCATCTGCTTGTTGATCTCGCTGATACGACGCTGCTGGCGGTTCAACTGCTGCCGCATCGCCAGGATGCCGCGCTTCTCGGCTGCCAGATCTTGCGCCTCTGCCGTTTTCCCCAACCCCTGCAGTTCGCGCACGTCCGAGTAAATGCGGTTCGCCTCGCGCAGCCCATCGTAGAACAGCGTGCTGTACCGGGTGTAAGGCGCTGGTGCGCCCAGGTCGCGATAGAAGCGGCGAATCGGCTGGTACTCGCTCCAGCGCTTGTCCGGTGCCTCTTGGCCAGTTGCCCCGCGCCATACCGTATCGATGATGCCGGCCGCGTTCGCACCCACGGTACCGAAGTAGCCGCGGATCAGATGATCAGCCTGCACGGGCGACAGCGCGAACGGCGTTTCATCGCCAAACACCCGGCTCGCGCTCGACACGGCTTGCGCCGCCACAGTGGTGCTGTCCCTGGAGCGCAGCCCTTTGCTCAGCCGCTCCATACCAGCGGTTTCGATATCACGGCCAGTGAAGGCATCCCGGTTGGAGTAGATATCGATCACCGGCTGGAACATCTGCGGTACCGGGTTGAAGCTGAAAGTCTGCATCATCATGTCTTTCAAGCGATCGGCGAACAGCTTGCCGGTCGCTTTGTCGTCGACGAGCTGCTCGGTCACACGCTCGGCCATGGTAGCGATCGCCCCCACCTCGAATGGCTTCGGAATGAAGAACGCATTGTCACCGATGCGGATAAACCAGTAGGCGTCCTTCTGCCAGTCCTCGAGCTTGCGGTATTCATCGTCATCCGCATTCGCCAGGTACAGGGCGATGCTGGCCAGCGTCAGAGCACCAGTCACTGCACTGAAGCGTGCAGCAGCCTGCTTGTCACTGGCGGTACCCTGCCCCATGGCCGTCAGCAGCGCCGGCTTAACGCCTGAGCGATACAGCTTGTCCAGACCTTGAAGCCGCGCATTGAGGAACGGCACCACCCGAATCAGGAAGCGGATCGCCGGCCATGCCCCGTGCTGGCTGAAGTCCATAATGTCGCGCGCCTCATAGGCAGCACGCAGGCGCCCCAGGTCATCGACGTTCTGCAGGTAGGTGGCCGCACGGCTCACGTTCTCCGCGGTATCCGCCACCTCACCCCAGCGCCTCCAGCCAGCTCGCAGCAGCTTCGGTACCATGCTCACATCGGTTACCAGTTCGGCACCGGTAACGGCCTTCTTCAAGCTGGCCTTCACCTCGTTGACGTCAGCGCCGTACAGGTGGCCAAAGCTGAACGCACCGCCACTGGCCTGCATTTCCGCCCGGGTGCGCGCATCCCGGTAACCAGCAACGCCCTGCGACAGGTTCTTGAACAGGTTCTTGCTGGTCGGCGAGGTCGCCGAGGCCTGCATCAGATCGCGCATGGTGTTGGCCAGGATGAACTGCGGCGTAACCGTGGTCATGTTGGTGAACAGCCGCTTAAAGGCAGACATGGTCTGTACCGCCAGGTTGTTCAGCCCAGGATCTGCCAGAGCAGTCAGCGACTCGAATACCAGGGGATCATCGATCTCGTAGAAAACCCGATCGCCATCCTTCAGGACGAACGTGCTGGTCTTCGGATCACGGCGGCTCTCTGGCACCACTCGCGCAATGCCGGCGCGCTCGGCGTTGACCATTGCCTGCGTCGCGGCCTGGTTCTTCAGGCTGGCCGAAATCAGATGATGGAAGTTCATCAGGGTGTTTTCCAGCAGGTCATTCAGATTCTGCTTGCCACCCTTCAGCTTCTTGTAGGCCTCCTGACGGCTCAGCCCCTTACCGGCGCGCGGGCCGCCGGCGGCAGCCTCTTCATCCATCACCCGATAGAACGGCACGTAGAACTCGTCACGCCACATCGCCCTGGTGTCGGAGTTGATGATGCCGTTTGCCTCGGCGATGGCCAGCACATCGTCACGGTACTGCTGAAACTCGCTGAATACCTTGCTGTACAGCATCTGCCGGCTCTTGCCATCAGCCGTCCGCCCGCCGTTCAACTGCTTGCCACTGGCAATTTCATCGGCGGTGAACAGGTTCTCGCGCCCTTCCTGCATCAGGCGATCAGCGCGATTCGCGGCAATCCACCCCATGAAGCGCTCCACTTCTGCGGCCGACCCCAATTGCGTCAGCACGGCAGAAAGGCCACCAGTCTTGTCGCCGTCCTGCAGGGTGATCACCCGCTCTTTTCCGTCAAAGCGCAGGCGCCCAGTGGTCAGCATCGCATTCAGCGCACCAGAGGCCGACGACGACATACGCGCCAGCACCCAGGAACTGCTGTGGATGGCGTTGTCGATGAAGTCTTTGCCCAGCAGCCTCTCGTCGAGCTCTTTCAGTGCCGCATAGCGATCAACCACGCCTTGGCGGATTTTCGTGGCCACGCGATCAGTACGCTCGCGCACCCATTCCTTGGCCTTGGTCAGCGCCGGCGGCGAGCCGATCTTGTTCAGGAAGTCGCGCGCGCCCTGATTCAGCTCGGGGAAGGCATCTGCAGTTTTCCCGGTAACGAACCGATCGGTGAAAGCGTCGAGCAGATCAACAGTACCCTGGCCTGTACGGCGATAGCGGATATCAGGATCGACCTGATCGAAGGCCCCCGTGTTGTTCGTGGCCGATTTCACCTGGTTGTTATAGAACGCCACCCAAGTACCGGTGTTCGCAAGTTGGATGCCGTCATATCCCTCGGCTTCCAGCCGCTGCCGCATAGCAATCGCCTTCTCGAAGGAATCCAGGCTCTGCGATTCCGCCACGCTCATGCGATACGGATTCTTGATTGAGGCGAACAACGGCATCACGTTGGCCAGCCCTGGCATGCCGTCGGTTGCTTTCTCCGCGTAGGCTTTCGCCAGGGTGCCGTCATTGGTGAGGAATACACCAAGCGGCGCAGTGGTGTGGCCGGTACTGCGACCCGGCCGGCTCTGATCAAAGATGGTGAACTGCTCGGCGGTGCCGTGGTACAGCACCAGCGGTTCGCCGTTACCGTCCGTCACCTTGGAGACAGTCTCCGGGTTGACGCGATCAAGCACACGGCGTGAGAATGATTCCACCTCGGTGAGAGCCGAGGTCTGAGCCCCGGTATTGGCCGATGTCGATCTCTGACCCTCACGGGTCACCTCGCGCGGAGATGCTACCGGGGCTTTGTTTTGCCCGTCGAGCGTGACGGTGTTGTAGAAGAACCTGCCGTTGCCATCCTCCTGCACCGTAAATACCGCCACCACTGGAGTGCCGTCTATCTCGATAGGCGCCAGCAGCTTGTGGTATGCCATGCGATTGCGCGCACCTTCACCAGGCCTGGCGCTGGCATAAATGGAATGCTGAAAAGTCGCGCGCAGTCTGTCGAGCACAGCCAGTTTTGCAGGGTCTGCTGCACTGGATGCGGCCTTGTTCAGTGCATTGCTGCCAACCTTCACCTCGCCCAAGTGGTCATGGGGCAGCGTGTCGCCACTCTTTGCCATAGCCTCAAGCGCAGAACGCACCGCATCCTGTTTCTGCTTGCTCGTCATGTCGCGCCAGGCATCCGGCGTTTTCAGCTTGAGCGGCTTCATTGCCGCCAGGCGCTCTTCCACGCTCACCGCCTGCCAGTCACCAAACCAACGCTTAAAGTTCTCGCTGCGCGCCTGATGCCACTGTTTCTGATTCAGCTTCGACGGTTTTCCGTTGGGCGCCAGCAGGCGACCTTGTTCGTCGACGATCTCCGCGTCCATGCCTGAGCGCCCATCACGCGAGAACGCCTCCCGAGTACCAGCACGGCGCCGGCCGTTCTCGATATAGGCCCGGGCATTGGCCAACAGCCCCTGAATATCGCCCTCGGTCCAACGCATGTTGACGCCGATCGAGCGCAACGCGTTGCGCATGGCGGTCACCAGGCGTGGCCAGAACGCTTGCTGCTGGATGGTGCCGGCGCCAGCCATATCAGCCAGCACTTCCTCCATGGCCACGGCCGGCGAGTAGCCGAAGCGACGCACCAGGGCGTCAGCCTGGGCCTTCATTTCTGGATTGCCGTTGTAGATGCTCATGAGCAGCGGCGTCAGGCGCTGGCCGTAAGCACCCTGCAACCCGGCATGGCCAAGTACTTCGTGCTGCAGGACGAATGCCGCATGCCGGGCGTCGCGCAGGTTGTCGGCCACCAGATACACCTGGCCATCAGCGAAGATGCCTTCCACGTCGAAGGCGCCATCGCGCTCAACACGCTGCCGCTGGCGAGTCGGCAGATCCTTGATCGACTGCACCACCTTGATATCCGGCGCATTCTGCCAGGATCCAGCCAGCACCTTCATAGCGATGCGCAGTTGGCCCGCACGGGCGCCCTGCCCCTGCTCTGGTGCACGGCGGTAGCTGTTGCGCGAGTACTGCTGCTGGCCGAACTCCTGACGCAGCGCTTCCCAGGCCTGGCGGTTCACGCCCTCCGGGCTGTCGCTGTTCAGTTCGTTGTACTGCTCGAAGGTGATGCCGGCCGAGGCGCGATCAACGTCTGCCTCATACTGATCCTGCAAGCGCTGGATGGCCTGGTCGTAACCTGGCGATCCTTTCTTGATGCCGGCGGCCTTGGCCTTGCGGTCGATGTAGCGCTTGCGCGGCGTCGCCAGGATCTCGGGTAGGGCCGGCGCCTGTTCAGCGGCTTGAACTGGTGCAGTTTCTTCACCGGCTGCGGATTGATCAGTAGCAGGCTGCTCGCTCAGTGCACGCTGTCCGTTATCCCCCTGTGCTGCAGTAGAAACACCAGCTCCACCTGCTTCTGCCGATCGCCCGGCAGCGGCAGGCCGTTCAGCCACAACTGGCTCTCGCGCCATGTTATCTGCCGCATCTGGCACAGCAGGCGTATCGCCTGCGGCTCGGTCATTAACAGGCCCTGGCCGACTATCAGCACCCTGCACCTCCTGACGGCGCTGGATGCGCCACTCGCGATTGCCACTTTTCACGACTTCGAACGCGGCCGGCTCCGGCATCGAGCGCAGCGCCTTGTTCGCACCGGGAACGCTTCGGTAGACGGTGGAAACCGCCTGCTGCTCGTCCCGCACGGCTTTGATTGCCCGCGCAGCCTGCGCCCGGGTTGCGCCACTCGAGGCGGCCAGCGTCTCGGCATCCGCCTGCTCTCCAGCCTGGCGAGCCTGCTGCAACACCTGATCGAATTTCGGGCGTTGGCCAGGCACAGCCTGGGCGGTCATGCCATCCACGCGCGGCGCCGGCTCGGTCGGCTGCTGATTCGGCACCCTGCCCACCTGAGCCTGGCCAACGCTGTCCACCACCACGGCCTCTGGGCGAAGGTCAGGCAGCCCCTGGCGCACCGGCTCAGCGTCGAAAGTTCTCTGGGTTGCCAGCGGCTGCGCCTGTGGCACCCGAGCAGCCGGGATCACCTCTCCAGTGATAGGCAACTCACCACGCGGCGTCTGTTGGTCCATGCCGGGTCCACCGCCTGGCTGGCCAGCCTCGCGCCCTGGTACAGGACGCTGCTCGCGGTCCACGTTGCGAGCAGGCCCTCGCTCGCTGACCTGGCCAGCGGCATCTGCGTACAGCACCTGCTCAGGCGCAGGCAGCGCCAGACGATCCGGCGCCGGCAGTTGCGCGGCAGTGCGGGAGATAACGCCAGCAGCAGGATCTGGAGCAGGTACCGGCGCCGGCATCGGGTTTTCGGCAGACGGCGACGGCTGAACCATGCGCGTGCGCGCCATGTTCCAAGATGCCTCTGCAGTGCTCTGGCCAAGGGAGAGCAAGCTCTCCAGCACGGCATCAGGGATGTTCCCTTCACCAGTGGCTGCCAGTTCGCCAAGATACTCGCCAACGCCCTCGCCGATAGTCTCCATGCCCAGTAGCGCGCCGCCAGTCGCCATGCGGCGCCCTAGGCGATCAGTGACCTTGCGCGCATTGTCTTGTGCCGCTCGCACGGCAGCGGCGATTTCAGGATTCGCCCGAGCAGCCACCACCGCAGCTTCGCTGGTCACGTCCACACCACGATCAACCAGCGCCTTGCGAGTAGCCGCCTCCAATGCAGTACTGCCGGTGCGCTGCACGGTACTGGCAAACTTGCCGCCAATGCCAAGCGTGAGAGCATCCACCCCAGTAATCACGCCACCTTTGATAGCGCCCTCACGCCTGGCCTGTGCCAGTTCTTCCTGGGTCACCTCGCCATCATCGGCTGCAGCCATGGCCTTGTTGCCGGTTTCCAACGCGGCGTTACCAAGGAACATGCCGGCCAGTCCACCGATTACGCCCCCCACGGTACCGCCTGCAGCCGTACCAACCCCCGGAAAGACGGACCCGATACCAGCGCCTACAGCCGCGCCACCTTTCAGGCCAGCCCAGCCACCGCCTAGTACTGCTGCAGCATTCGGCAACTGCTCGAGCACTGCCAGTCCTGCGCCGGCCGGGTTATCGACGATGGCACCGATGCCCTGGCCAATGGTCGGCAGCAGGCCAGGATCTTCACCCAGTGCCGCGGTGCGGTCTGCATAGTCAGCCTGGAACTGCTCAAGACGAGGATCGCGAGGCGCCTGCGCCTGCTCGACGGCGCGATCCGCGACGCCCTGCGTGTTGCCGGTGTAAGCATCGACGGTGGAGGCGATCGCGCGGCCAGTGTTCTTGGCTCCCTCGACAACAGTGTCGACGATACCGCTGGCCTTTGGCTTCTGCGGCTGAAGGCCAAACTCCTGCGCAAGACTGGAGCCGCCAGTGGATCCTGCCGACTCATTGGCCCCTAATCCAAACTCATCAGCCAGCTTGCTCATTGCCCCTCCAAACAGCCGCACCGTGCGGCACCGTTCAGAGAACGCTATGTCACTGGCCCACTTGGACAAGGCGAAAAAAATCCCCCAGTAGTGGGGAATTGTCAGAATGGACCGGAGCATTACGCCGTAGAGTTTTGATCAGGCTCGGCAACCATTCCTGGGTGATCCAGAAGGTTGTCGACGATCGCATCGTACTCTTGATGGTCATTATGATCTTTCTCACGCAACCACCAGAGCACGAATTTAGCCTCGGCATGGCTACGCGGCTTTATTTCAGCGAGCAGACCAAAGACAAACCATTCTCGAACAGTCGCTTCAGCCGGCCCATCACAGCTACTAAATGAGTTACGAAGCCAGTAGAGGTCGTTCCAATAATTGAGTTCATACAAGCAGTCAGTGAGAGTATATGGCAGCAAATCGTCATATTTTAAAAAGCGTTTCCTTACCGCAGCCCCATCATAGTCATGGCAACCTTTAAACTTCGGGCAACGCTTAAGCGTAGTTACACAGAAATCCTCGGCAGGCGTGTTGTTCCAAATAGTCTCCCCTGGAAATCTTGCGTTCGCCTCTCGCCTCTTCATCTCCTTTTCAATGGATCGCTCCGCCAACCCCTGAATATCAGCAAATCCAAAAGAAGAAAAAGCGGCGGCCCAATTTCCGGGATTGTCTTTGATGAGCTTCTGCGTATACCGCTTCTCCAACTCTTTAAACGGGGTCTTGATGTTTTTTGCCGCTTCCAGCGCAATTGCGATAAGCCCCTCCTGCCCGGTACTAATCACCTCACGCAACCACAGCAGTGCATCAACCTCTTTGTCGCCCGTGACAACCTTCTGAGGCGGCAAATCCTGAGCAACAAGGGCGGTCTCGTTGCTTGATTGAATTGGCGGCAAGCTGAACATGGCGCGATGTTTCTGGTTATCTTCCAGAAGTTTATTCATCGTTGCGCCCTCCTGTGTCCTTTCCAGAAAGCACTCTTCCTATCTTTCCTTCTGCGACCAGCTTCACCATGGTGAACTCGCCATCCCACCCCTTCTTCATTGGTAGCTTGTGCATGAGATAAAACTGATGAAGACGCTGCGCCCCTGCTAGCAACAACTGCAGGTCATACTTTATGAAAGAGTCACAGCCCTCAGCCGAAATGGTTCGCGGCTTTTCTGTCAAATAGCGGTCGCGTACCCTGCTTGCAACACGATACTTGGGGGAGCGCTCAGCATCGCGCTCGGAGTTATATATCCAGCCAAGCTCCAACAATGTCGCGTTCACCTGCTGAGTATTGACACCGTTAAGTCGCTTACAAAACTGCGTTGGAGTCTCTCCCGGCAGAAATAGATTTTCCAGGCTGTCAATTCGTTGCGCCTGCTGCTTGTTCTCAACCTGCAGCTTGGCCTTCTGCTCTTCCAAATCTGCCGCCAAACGCAAGGCATCAGCGAATGACTGGGGCAACGATGGCAACTGCACCTCGCGTTTGGTGAAGTACCCCTTGACCAATTGCCGCTGTACTTCCCAAGCCAAATCGTCGGTGAAGCTCTTGACCAGCATCAGGTAACCCGATTCGGTCAGCAGGATTCCTTTGGGCGTCCTGGGCGGGAATACACCCCCCAGCGACTGACGACGAATTTCGTCGGAATGCACAGTTAGGTAGTCCTCGGCCTCAATGAAGCGCTGGCGGTTCTCTCTGAAGTTGCGACCAGCAGTGCCGTCCGGCCGCTGATGCACCTTGTCCACCATCGCTAGAGTGACTACGCGCTGCCCGTTGAACTCAACGATAGGGATCTGCTGACCATGAATACTGACTGTGGGGGATGTGAGGTTTCCCATCATGCAGCCTCCCGATCGCACAGCGCGCGATCCAGATAGGTTTTCATCTGGCTCAGCTGCGACTCCAGCAGCCAGAGCACGTTCTTCTCATGCGTAGGCAGGGCACCGCCCTGCAGCACAACGGCCAGACCGATGGCTCGACCAAGGAAGGTATTGAGCACATCCTGATTCAGCGGCACATTGTCGGGCAGGCTGAATATCTCCTCCGGCGTAGTGGCGTCCTCAAGGTTGCATTCCACGGGCTTTGCGTTAGCATTCATCGGGTGAACTCCTTCCAAAGTTTTCACATCCGAAGCCTCAGGTGTTACCAGCACCTGGGGCTTCATCCTTTCAGGCGTCTGCCTGCTTGCCTCGCTGACTCTCATCTTGCTTCCTCGATTGTTCCAGCCTGTATATGACCTCGGCCGTCTGACTGCGCCGATTCAACTCTGCCTGCTCAGACAAATAGTTTTTCAACTCCTGCGGCAGGCGTAATTTGAACTGCGGATCAACTCGACTCATTTTCCCTCCATATGCATCACCGTGATGCATTGATTTAAATGTAGAACGGTGGTGCATTGATGTCAATACCACGGTGATGCATTCTTCATGAGGTGCGTTTAATGCACCCGCCACACAGAGAGCCGCATGAGCAGGAAAGACCCACAGTTCAACCTTCGCATCCCAGAGCTGCTTCGTGACAAGGTCATGGGGGCGGCGAAGGCGAATAAGCGATCCTCAACCGCAGAGATCATCGCTCGCCTTGAAGCCAGCTTTGATGCGGAGGCTGCAGGCTTCGCGCCTACTACCCCAGCAAGAAGCGCCGCCGGCACCTCGCTTGCTCGGCCACTCGCACTTGGGGATGCAGAAAGCCTCCTAGAAGCAGCTCGCGCAGCCTTTCGCAAAGAGCAGATCGCATTGCTCACCGACCAACTCATTGCAGAAATCGAGTTGACGGCTGTTCGCGGCGAAGGCACTGATTTCGACTTGACCATGACCGATTCGATTACCGAGAACATCGACAAGTTGGCCGCTTTGAAAGGGACTGACCCGCTTCAGGAGTACGCCGCCCTGATGGAGACGGTGGAAAAACGCCTGGACGAGGCTGCAGCCCCCAGCACAGGCGCCAAACGCATCAGGCGCACCCGCAGGCCTAAGGCTTAATCCCTCAGGGCAGGCGCTGGCCATGGATGAATGACCAGCTACCGAAATGGCTCTTGATAGTCTAGCGTCACAAGGCCACCAACCACGGATGATAGCCATGAGCGACTTGGAACAACGCGTTGAAGTGCTGGAAAAGCTACTCCTGAACCTTCAAGCCCAGACGGTTGGTATGCGCAATGCACTGCATGCCATTATTGAAACGCGCCACAACCCCGCCGCTCTGGACGCCATGCTGGCTGACTACAAACTCAAGCTCGAAGCTACTCTTGGGGCTTCAATCGCGTCTGACTCGGCGATTGAAGAGGCACTAGCGCTGCTTGATTTAATGCGTCTATCTGCGCAGAAAGACCGCTGACAGCTCCAGAACTTCGCGCATCCAGCTTCTCCACCACCTTGCCGGCCAGCCGCTCAAGGAACTCTTCATCGTCCAACAGATAATCAGACCCCGGCCTTGAATCCGCTCGTCCAAGTACTCTGCTGGCAAACTCGAACAGCGCATTGACGTTGCCCTGCAGGCGGCTTTGCCTACCGCGGCCATCGCTCGATGCTTTACTATCGTCCATCTCACACCTCCAGGCTGTGAAGCCCATGAAAAAACTGCTGATCACCACCGCCCTGCTCTCGTTCTCCTGCCTGGCCCAGGCTGGAAACTTCGCTACGTGCTTGCTCGACGAGCTGCCCGGCGTCCAGAACAACAACGCCGCGGGTGCGGCTTATCAGGTGTGCAGCGCCAAGTATCCAGAGCGCTACGCTGGCGTTGCGCAGGGATCCGGCCGCGGCTTCTGGGGATACGAATCTGGCGCCGAGTGCGCGCTGAAGAAAGCGCGCGACACTCGAAGCCAGGATGCAGCGGGGATGATTCGAGTAGCCTGCAATCGCCTGTACAACAAACAATGCTCAGCACTGGCTACCGAGTTCGGTCTGAACTGCAACTGATCAACTGACGGCAACACCCTGAGCAGTAAGAGCCCTGATGTAGTCGTCGATTGAAACGCCATCCTCCTTGGCAGCCTGCTCAACCTCCTGCCGAGTTACGCTCATTCTGCGACTGACACCACCCGTCGATACCGGCCGCCCAGTAGTCACATCGATCAGCTGCGAGCCGCGGATATCACGACCGCTCTCGTCACGTCCGATGATAATGTCCTGCGACTGGTACCGGTCTTTCGCCGGCGTGCTTAGCGAGGTGTAAGCGCTGCGCGCCGCCTCGCGCTGATCTGCGCTCAGATTAGGATCTGCGATCTGGTCGCGAAGAGATTGCAGGCGCCGCTGATCTTGCGAAACAAGCGCACCCTGATCGACTTCCTGAGACAAGCGTTGACGCTGCAATTGACCAGTCAGGCGTTCATCGATACCGGAGAGGATGCTTTGCTGTGCCTGCTGGTTCTGCAGGCTGGTCTGGGCCTGACGAGCATCGAGGCGGGCATTTTGGATATCAGCGATGCTCGGCGCGCGGGAACTGTCACGCACGACAGTCACCCGACCACCGCCCTCGCCTATTTGCCCCCGGCGGCTGATTTCGATCATCCGCTGCCTTTCTTGGTTTGCACGCTCAAACCGACCAAGAGCCAACTGGCTATCGCCAGGCTGCATTTGGGAGAACGCCCCAATGCCATTGCCGATGCTTGGCGGCGTCCTGCCATTGACAGTGATCATTGACTGCGTCTGACCAACAGCATCAGCCTGCACTGGTGCAGAAGCTTGATTCGGCATGTCTGAAGCAATGCTTTGCGCCTGCGTCGGTGCAGCGGTGCTTTGAACCGCTGGAGCAGCCTGCGCCGGGGTAGACATTCCGTCGATGATGCTTTGCGGTTGCACCCCGAGCGCTGCCCGCGTGCCGGCCTTAACCTGATCGGACGCCTGCGAAGCGCGATCAATACCCTGCGAAAGGGTCGCCGATGCCGCGTCTGCATAGCGATTTGCGCCACCCGGAAGCGTGCTTGGGTCGCCACCAGCAAGCCTTGCGATTCCGCCGCGAGCGGCGTCGAGGCCTACGGCGAATGGAAGCGCCGCACCACCTGCGACAATCTCTGCGCCGCCAGCCAGCCCTGAAAGTATGCCGCCAGACTGAGGTGGTCGCGGGACGCCAGCCGAAACTGGCTGGATGACACCACGCGGCCCGCTGACTGGTTGGCTCATTTGCGCTTGCATGCGATCGGCACGCGTCGTCGTTGGCATATTGGAGATCAGCGGGTTCTCACCTTGGCGCCGGCGCTCCTGATCTTCCTGCGTTTGGTATTGAACGGCCATGCTGCCTCTCCAGAGTATTCGAGTTATGCCAAACCTATGTCACCAACCGCAATTCGCAAGCATCAGTCAGATGATTTCCATCGCCGACCTGAATGCAGTCCAAAAACCAGCCGGCGGCGGCACAACACCACCCGCGCCAGCAACCAGAAGCGCGCCCATCACCAGATCGGCGCCAGGCAGTTGTGCGGCAATGAACGACCCTGAATCCGGCCCTTGCTCAATCGTTGCAGAGGGAGCCCAGCGCACGCCCTGCGCTAGTGGGGAGGGGATGAAATCTGGGTCGTAATCAGCCGTGAAAGTAACCATCAACGGCAGCTCGCCCGACGCGACGTAGACGGTACCGCTCGACTGATCAGCCCCTGTCTCTGTCACGCCCTCGACAACAACCAACCCGTCGAAGCTAGCCGAGGCAATAACCCCTGGATACAGACGCACCAACGCTGGAAACGCATCGCAGCGCGAAGGGTCAAACACTGACCAACCCCCAGAAGTCTGGCTTTCCCAGTTCCACCAGCTGGCGTAGTCACGGTTAACCGTCTCAGAACTCGCCGATATCTCAGACAGGTTTATCGGAGAGAAGACCTGAACATAACCAGTTGCCATTATGTGAAATCCTCTGCGCGAACCAGCCTGCATTCCCCGTTGGCGTAGTACGCCAATCCGTTTGGCATGTACTCAAACGAGAGATCTTGCGGCTGCATGGCCTCATCAAACTGAAGTGCACGGTACTGGCGCACCACCCCTTCAGCCGACACAAGAAAATACGTCCGCACAACGACGCCAGCGCTCGACTCTTCACCGTAGAAGACCATGTTGTCGCCCGTGCTACCCAAATCGCCAAAGTCGTAGTACTCCGAAAGCATGGCCATGGTGAACCGGTGAATCTCCACCGCGGCAGCCGGCGGCGTGTCCTTGTCCGCGCTCGGCACGCATCGCATGACCCTCAGATCATCACCATCCCAACTGCTGACCAGCACCACATCGCCCACCAAAACACCAACGGTGTCGGACTCTGCAGCGACGCGGCGCAGCACTTCAGCGCCGCCAGGTGTGTAGGTGTACAAGTAGCAGTACCCGGTGTTGAAGTCTTTTACCGCCCGATAGAAAACAGCCACCGCGACCTCCTATTCCCTAACTTTCAAAGCTGTGCCGCAGTAATAAGCACCTGCCGGCGAGCCGTAATCGGCCAGCAAGGACCAGGTCGCGCCAGAGTCAGCACTGATGAATGTTTGCCCACCCTCGACTCCAGGCTCGCCGGCAGACTGGCCAAGGCCGCCGAACGTGATGATCACCGTCGCCTGGCGAACGATTACACCGTCGACAGCACGCTCGGCCACCGGGCAATCGATCGACCCAATAAAAAGGTTTGTGCGCAACTGTCGTTCCGTAATAACGGCGCCTGCGACCGACAATTCATTCAGGTTGCTGTCGTAGACCATGACGACGAGATCGCCGCGGCTGTTGAACACGCCGGGGCTTATCTCGATCTGGTCAGTAGCAGGAAACAGATACTTGCCATTTCCTATGTAACGAACACAGGAGAAACGGCTTTCTACGATGTTCCGGCAGTACCGTTGCGGTATCAGCTCGCTGAGCACCATCACCGCACCAGCCGCTGTCAGCGCGACGATATCGATGCTGGTTTCGGTAGTGCGTGCACCAGCGCTGTAGTCCACATCACTGGAGAAGAAGACGGCGTAGGCTGTTTCACCGTCCGTATCGATTCCTATCGGAAACGAGAAGTCATGAGGCTGCCCGTCAGTCGGATCAATCATCGCCGCCACAGGTCCGGTGATCAGATCCTTCGTCAACCCGCCTTCGCTCCAGCGATATGCATACACAGCATTGAACGGGGCGAACCCTTCATCTACAGATGCATAGTTGAGGTGCAGGACAACAGCGATCACCATCCCTGAATCAAGCCGAGCCAGCATCGCTGGGTACAGGGTGTTTGACGAATACACATCATCAACAGGATCCAGCACCGGGACCATAAGCGGCTCTGAGCCGAGCCGCGTGTCATCCAGAGAGAACCACGGCAGATCAAGGTATGGCCCGGCCGACTCGGGTTGAATCCCCCTTACCACCCCAAACCACAGCCCCTTCGCGCCGTACCGATCATCATCGTTTCGCATCTCTGCAACGACATGGATCACCAGCAGCGTATCGAAATAGGCCTGCCCATCATCATCGACGCCCGTGCTCAGTTGTATCGCGCGCGCCCACGGCTGCTGGGCAGCACTGAATACCGTTGCAGCAGAACTACCAGGGTCGTATGCCGGCGGCGAAATGCGCTTGCAGAACGGCAACGCTCCGGCTGTATCCCACAGCGCACTATCGGAAACAGCGATCGACCAAGTATGCGATGGCACCTCATGGTCAGATACTTCCCAGCCATCGTCGCCAACGCTGTATCGAGCGCGCGCGATAGCCGGCGAGTAGAGATTCAGCAGGTAGACAATGTTGCTATCTCCACGCCCCACGAATGCATATGGGTTCACCACGTAGGGTCCAGGCATATAGAGCGGCACGGTCAGTTCGACGACGCCGATTCCCTGCCGCACCGAAAGCGACGGCTGAATGCGACTCTCAATGACGCTCACAGCCGGTTCCAACGTGCCGCCGAGCACCACAGGTAGTGGTGGGCATCCAGCATGATCAGGAAACAGGCTCGCCGGCCCACGGCTCCACGCACGCGCTATATCGTCCCTACCACCAGGCAGATCGATCAGTGGGCAATGCGTAGGCTCGTATCCAGATCCAGGCCCGCCGACCAGAGCTCTGCCCGGTACAGCCACAGTTCCAGGGGTGTCGATCAAGTAGACTGTCGCCCTATTGCCGACCCGCGATGCCTTCATGATGTAGCCGTCGAAGATCCTCGATCGCGTTATGTTCATCGCCCCGGGCAATGACCTGGCAAAGCGCACAGCCTCGTCCCGTAGCCACGCGGCCGAGACCGCAAGCAGCTTCACCGTGACGCCAAGCCGGAAATTCACTGTCACGCACCGCCGCTAAGGATATTGGCATTCAACGTCGACGCGGCGCTTGCTGCCGACGATGCGATATCTCCATATGCCCGCACGGCCTGGCCAAGCGCGTTGTTGCGGGTATCGCTTGCCACGGCGCCAACGGCGATACGTGACTTATCCAACTGCCCATTCATGCGCAGGTTTGCCGCCTGCAGGCGCAGTTCCTCGAAGCCGAGTTGCACACGCCAGTACGACGAAAGAGAATCTTGGAACGTCGCATAGGCCTGCGTCCTGATCCTGCTGGCCTCCAGATCCTTGTTCGGCAGTTCGATCCACTGCCGGTAGAAGTCGGCCATCGCCTGCAGCACACCGATCTTCAGGTTCAAAGCCTGCTGCTGGGCAAACTTCAGCAGATCGAGCTTGATCTCTGCGTCGCGCACAGTCTGCGCACGGTTGACCTCACCAATCGCATCACTGGCTCGCTCTTCTGCCCGGGCAATCGCCTTCAGCATGGCACCTGGCGGCGCACTGAACCCGCTAGCCGAGAACTCCGAGCGGATCTGCTCAACAGCACTGTTGCGCGCTCGATATTCACGATCCCGACTGTCGTGCCAGACCGCCTCGAATACTTGCTTGTTCAGCCCGAACGGCTTCTGCCCGGTGATGATTCCAACCAGCCACTCTTCCGGCGCATACCGCAGTGCGCCCTGCAACTCAGGAAAGTACTTATCCAGCCACTGCTCACTTTCCGAGTTCAGGAACTGGATCGTTGCACTGCTGTTGTCCGGAGAAAGAAGATCGCCAAGGCTGGTGGGCACCGGCATGTTCACCGTCTTCTCGGTGAACGCCAGGTTTCCGCCAGAAACCTGCGGCAGATATGTCGATAGCCGCCCTTCTGCAGCTCTGGCATTGCCAAGTGCAGTATTCGCAAAGGCGAATAGCTCAGCAATGTTGTCGTCTATACCGGCCATGCTATCCCCTCCTGCCATAGCCACGGCGCTGGGTCACGCCAACTTCAAGTTCAACGCTATCGATGGTCGCGTACGTTGCGTCAGCCAACTCCAGACGCACATTCCAAGTCCGGCCGGTCACGCCCTTCGCCAGGATCGATCGCTTCTGCGCGCTGTCGCCGACCATCTTGTAAACCCGCTCAGGACCATCATCGGTGCACAACCTCAGGTAGCACTCGCCATCGGTACGCAATCCAACGAATGCCATGGCCATGCGCTTCAGGTGAGCGTCGCCGTAGTCAGATGCGCCGAAGTCGACCAGGGCACTGATCACTTCTTCGCTTTCACCACCCAGGCGGTACAGCCCATCCTTGCGCCATGCATAGGCCTGACCTTCGTCATAGGTGAAGCCGAGAAAATCGAAGTCGCGATAGGTGGTCAGCGCGCCGGTCATGAAGTTGACCGCGTACTGCAGGGCCTGCTGGTGAGCAGCAAAGGATCTGGACAGCACCGCAATGCGCTCCATGGCGATCATCTCTATGATCGAGCCAATATGCGCATCATCCGAAAACGAAATGCCGTCCTCTGCAGCCATCTCGAGGACGATGATCATGTCCGCACTACCGGCGACTTCGAGCGAGTCCAAAGCAACCAGCAACAGCGCACTCTCAAGCACATGCAGTTCGGTTGCGATTATCGCGTCGCTGCCGTCGTATACCCCTGCATCCAGATACGGCACCTGGGTATACACGACGGGTATGCACGGCATCGATACCGCTACGAGATTGAATGGCTGCTCACCAATTGCAGATCGAACCGGAAGCTCTGCGGAAAAACGCAGCGCCTCTCCCTGAGCGCCAACAGCACTACACAGGACCGGCGGCGTCAGCCCAATGAAACTGGTCAGGAGCTCTTCGACACTTCCTAGCCTCGCGCTAAGCGATATTGCCGGTAATTCCGACTTCACCCACTGCGCACTCGACTCAGTCCCGATAGCTGCGATCAGCCCTGGTAACTCAGCCTCGAAGCGAATCGACCCAGTTACTGCAACCGCCGTTGCCTCCAGCCTGATAAGAGGCATACGGATATCGACTGCCGTGTAGTCGGCAGTTTCACTGATCGCGGCCACCAGACTGAGAATGTCGCACTCAAACGATATCGGCGATTCGGATGCAGCGATCTCCGGTGAATCGACATAATCACCAACGCTATACAGCAATGCCCCGCCGTAAATCTCCCCAGCGGAAGGCACCGCCGATGCGTAGACCTGCGTCCCGTTAATGCTGTAGGTCACGGCGCCGTTAAAACGCTTGATCTCGACAATGGCTTGGGCTGGAAGCGGCTGTGGTCCGTATACCGCAATGCCGCTCTCGACAATGGTGTACTCGTCTCGCCTGGCTACCAGGCTATGCGTCATAGCGCCGATAACAGGCTCGTAGGTTCGACGGCTGAACCCGATCTGCACACCAACCGGCGACGGCGGTAGCACTCCACGAAAGAATCCGATCGCGGGAACCTGGGCCAGGCTGCGAGCGCCTGCGCTCCATCCCGTGTTGTTTCCGTAATCGTAGCGTGACGGTGAGCCAGGCACTGCCGGAATAGCCGGATAGCAGACTTGGTCGCCAACCTTTGTAGGTGTGTAGGGGCTGTAACCAGATTGACCACTTACGCTTGAGGCCCCGGCGGCCAACTGATTGTAAATCCCACTTGGGATATTCAGTTGCCCGCTCGACGTATAGTTACTGGTTGGCAGCGTCACATAGGGCGATACTGCCTTTCCCGAACCGCTACTGCTGCCACTGGCAAACGCGAAAGACCGCTCTGTCGAACCACCAACACAGAACGCCGCTCTTCCCGGTACGGGAGGAACGGCCGGCACATAGATCAGCTTCTGAGTCCTGGCCAGGCGGTTGCCCATTACTGCTCCGGAATAGCGAGTTGGAACAGTTCAAACGAAAGGGGCTGACCGTTCACCAAGGGGAGCGTGGCAATAAACATGTCACTCCCAAGCACCCCCGCCGAACCCTGGAAGCGAACAGCAGAAGCACTAGCATCCCCTGCGTCGCCACTCAACACATAGCGGAAGAAGGTCGGGGTACCATCGGCCTCATTCGTGCCGACCCAGGTCTCGGCGACGTTCTTCACCAAGATTCCGCCTGGCGCCGTTGCCTCGAATGTGACAGGCGTGCCGCTACCCCCGGCGCTGATTTCGTTGAGCAACACGGCACTGCCGAGAGCCGCATCAGCAGATGCTGGAATAGCCCCCGAGTAGATTCGGATCAATCCACCGTCCAAGGTTTCCTTGAGCGATCCACTGATGGCAAGCGCCTGGCGAAATCCGGTACTGAGCTTGATCATGATCGTTCTCCTAGATCACGTTGGTGGGAATGTAGGTAAGGCCGCACACCAGCCTGGCTTCGAGCCCAACGGACAGTTGTTTGGCGGTAGAGAAGCGGACAACCGACAGCAGCAGCCCTGAGTTGGCGCCCTTGGTGGGGTTAGAAACGATGAACGAGCCGTAGACAGTGCGATCGGCGGTCGGCGTGTAGACGGCTTTGGCATCGACGTTGTCGTAAGTGCCTGCACCGTTGTAGTTACGCTGCCAGATCGGTCGAGTGGCTTCGCTGTACTCAACGAACTCCCCCATCACCGCAGGAATGTCCGCGGCCGATGTATTCGCGTCGGCGAGGAAGTTGTTTCGGAACAGGCCGCAGTAGAAGTTCGGTACCGGGGCAACGTCGCCGAACGGGGACTGGATCAGGAAATCGATACCGGCCTGCGGGATGCGGTTGTACTTCACTTCACGGGCAACCAGCAGACCGGTTTCCTTGTCGTAGAGCTCCAGCTCATGGCGAAAGCCCAGTACTTTCAAATGGTCAGAGTGCATCGCCTATCTCCAGATCAGCAAAGTCGCCAGTGGCGAGGTTGTTCGGCTTGGCTTCGCCACGCATGGTGGTCACCACCATCGGAATGCCGTTGTTTTCAAGCACGCCAGCAGCCCCCGAGTACGCAATGTCGGGCGCATAGTTCTGGCGGTTAGGTAGGGAGATCTCGCCGGCCGCGTTGCCGATAGCCATGCCATATCGGGTAAACCAAGCAACGCGCATATCTGGAAGGCGTGCAGCAGATCCGCGCACAGCCCTCATATCGAGCACAGGAACCTGGTTCGGCGTGCCGGTATCGAGTCCGGTGACAAAGTAGGTGCGATCAGCAACCACATAGACGCCGCCCTCGGTCGGAGCGATGACGGTCGGTTGCTCCGGGTACTGCAAGAACCCCGCGACCGGATCCATCAGGTGCGGGGTCATCGGCGCCGTGAAAACCACGTAGTTACCGCACACCCCGACCAACAGGGAGTGGAATGCAGCCAGCATCGAGCAGACTGGCAACGGCACAAGCCCAGCAGTTGTGAGCCTGGCGGTTTGATCATCGACACCGGTAATCGCCATCGCGCCACCGATCAGCGGCCCCTGGCTGTAGAGCGTCGCGCCATTGGCAGGACTGACGTACACCTGCAGAGGCCGGCTATCATCGCTGACCACACGAAACGCCTGACCCTCTGCGAGCCTGAAGATGACCGGCTCGACGCCGGACTCTTCGCCGTCAGCACCGAACGCTGTGACCGCAACTTTGTAGATGCCAGCCGGCAGCGCACCTGCGATCAGCTCAACGTCAAAACCAGGCGCCGGGACAGCCCAGGGCTTCACCACTCGGCCATCAGTACGCAAGCTGTCGAAAGCGCCGCTCAGATACACCTGGCCATTGAGGACAGCGCCAGCAATGTCACCATCAGCAGCCATGCTGCCAATCACCTGGCTTGAGTCGGAATCAGCGCTGTAGCAGCTGATGTCGCCGCCGTCGACGAACACCACGCGCCCGGACAGAGATACTGCAACGCGCACGTTGTCGCCTGCCGCAATACGCTGGTAGCCAACCCGAGTATCAAGCTGGCCACCCTCACCCGGGTCAAGATTGACGAGATCGCGCACAAAGCCAGCAGGCAGCCGCTCGGGCTTCGCGACGTTGTTCGCGCCCTTGGCCCAGTTGTCGGTGCGGATGGTGTCCATGCTCACCCCCGGTACCGAATGGAGCGAGCACCACCACGACGACGTAGCTCGTCCTCGTAGATGCGCTGGCACTCGTAGTTGAACTCGGCTAGGTACTGGCCAGCCTTCACAGCGTCGAAGATCTCAGCATCCTTGACGTTGTAGGCGCGATGCTTGATGAACAGCAGCAGGTACTCGCGGTGAACCGGGTTCACGTCGACCAGCTTAGAATCCTTGGCGAGTTCCTTGATCGGACGGCGGATCGCCTGCAGCACGACCTTGCCGCTCTCGCGTGGCTTCGGCACCAGACGCATGCGCCCTACGGCAGAGTTGGCGAGTAACACGCAAGGCCTGCCAGTGGTCGGCAGGCGGGAACGGCGTATCTCCGCTGGGGAACGCACGTCGATCGGCCAGTTGCGCTCACCGAGGAAAAGCTCGGCGTCGATCACGTCGATTATGTAGGCCGGGTATTCGATTTCATCTTCACCGGCGGTGAACTCGACCTCGATACCGTCGCCAATGATGCTCTTGGTTCTTTCAGCGAAAGCCGCCAGAGCCCCATTCGTGAAGCGGACCAGTTGGCCATCGCTCCAGAAATAGGGGTCGACCAGATCCTTCTCGTCATCACGGAAGGCCTTGATCAGGTCGCTGACGGTTTCGTAGGCCATGATCAGTCGTCGACGCCGTCGTCGTCTTCGTCTTTATCGCCAGCACCCAGGCTCTCGACGAACTTCGGCCAGGCGGCCTCGTACTGCACCTTGGTGACTTTGAAGCCGACCTGCTTGCTTACGGCTGCGAGCTTGGCTCGCCCGTCGCCTTCCAGTTCATCAGGGGCTTGGCGCTCCATCACCGCAGTGATCGCAGCCAGAATCAGGTCTTCCTTGGTAGGCCCAGCGCCACCACCTTCGTCATTCAGGTTCAGACCGACAACGTCGCAGCCCTCGCCCACTGCCTGCTTACGGAAGCGGTCGGGAATGATGCTGCCAGGCTTGCCGTCGGAAGGATCGATGCGATAGATCACGCAGGAATGGCCGTCAGTATTGGCCAGGTGCAGCATATCCAGGCCTTTCGGCGGCAGGAATCGCGGTGCATTGCTCATGAGGTTGCCCCTCTAAAGGTTGAAAAGAGAGGGGCCGAGTCACCCCGGCCCCGTTGCACTCAACCCTGAGTGCTCTGGGTGCGCTTGCCGACGATGTACTCGACGAACAGGCGGCACTTACCAGTGGTGGCTACGGCACCGGTCGACGCATAGGTGACGATCAGGTTGCCCTGAGCCGGCATCGCATAACCGGTAACGTCCAACTCGACCACTGCGAGCGCTTTCACGTCCGCAGGAGTGGCGGTGTAGCGATCGTCATCGACCGAGTCGCCGACCTTCAGGGTTGCGGTAGTAGCCGCGTTGAAGGTGGTGATGGGCTGGATGAATCCGCCAGTGACGATGGCGCCACCGGGCAGTTCGATCGCTGCCTGCACTGCGCCGTCGGAGAAGTCCGCCAAGTTGATATCGACCCAGGCAACCAACGGGGCCTGGCGCTGATCGTTCTTCGTGATGCTCATGATTCAGTCCTCAGTTGCTGGCCGGGAGTCCCGGCCAGCTTTGCCAGAAACCCCGGGATCAACCCAGGAACAGATCGATGGCGAGCACGCCGAAGTCCTCGACCGACTTGTCGTAGATCGAGTAGAACTTCGGCTTGAGCAGGCCAAACATCTTGTCGACGCTGATGCCGACCTTGGAGTCGTAGTCGAACTTCTTCTCGACCCACTCCGGTACACCCAGGTCAGCCATGCCCAGCGCCTGAGCACCGCACAGCAGCGCGCGGGTACCGTTGACATTGCCATCGGCGCCCCACTTGTTGCCGGCCGACGCGCCAGTGGTGCTGTACACCAGGCGGTGTTCATGGATCACCGCGCCGTCGATGGTCACAGTGCCCCCAGTGAACCAGGGCGAGCTCTTGCCATCCTTCTGCGCCAGGGCCACCACCGCGCGCTGGTAGTCCGCGTCCTTCTTCAGCTGAGCCAGGGTGCCCGGCTTCACCAGAATGACGTAGTACTCCTTGCCACCAGCCATCAGTGGCTTGATGTAGTGGTCCTTCGCATAGGCGACGGCATCCACGATCATCTTGTAGCTGGCCACGAACGCACTGGTGATGCTGGCGGTGTTGCTGGTGACGAGGTTGGTGCCGTTCCACATCAAATGCCGCTTGGACGAGGGGGCAGACACGTCGGCAGCAAAGGACAGCGATGGGAACGGCGACCCAACGCGGGTGCTCCCGTCGTTATGCAGGGCATACGAAATGCCCGACAACGTCAGGAAGACGAGCTGATCGATACGGTTGGCGAGCCAGTAGGCCAGGCGATCGCGGGCCTGCTCGCGGAAGTTGATGACGGTCTTCTGGTCCGCCATCTTGCCCTTGTTGCGCACTTGGTGAGAGATGAGATCGATGTTCAGCTCGACCTCGAAGTTCTGCATCTCTTCTTCGTTGCCTTCGCGCTCGTTGTCACCGATCACGCCATCCTCGACCAGATCGGCGACGAGCTGCATCAGCACCTTCTCGCCTTTCTCGGTCTTGGTCAGCTCAGTGATGCGCTGAATCATCGCGCCCGGGCCGGTGCCCAGGAATTTTTTCACGAACATCTGATCGCGGGCGGCGCTCCATACATCGCGCGACCAGACGATCTTCTGCTTGCTGTTCAAGCGAGCAAAGTTGGTAACAGCCATGGCTGCTCTCCTCGTCAATTTATGTCGTCGTGTCTGGGTTGTGTCGCCACCCGAGCGAGGACAGGCTTTTGGGGAGAGCCAGAAACTCTGTTGCAGCTTTACGCCCTGCCTGGCGGGAACACCGTGTCTCGGTGAGCGAGCAGCCTTGCTGCGGGGTTAAATGCCCCTGGCCTTTCGGCTCAGGGGCTCCCTTTCAACCCTGGGCCATCCCTCGACCCTGGCTGTCTGGTTATGTCACTGGCGGGCGCCGTCAATCCTTTTCACTGACAAAATCACCACGCGCCTTGCGCTTCTCAGATTCAGGCAGCGCGTCGAACTCGTCCTCGGACAGATCGGCGTAGTCAACGTCCTTGCCACGCTCGCCGACGCCAGGCATGACTGCTGGGATCTGCTTCTGCCGCTCGACGTTGCGCTCGATCTTCTCTTTGCTCAGATTCGGCTTATCCTTCACCGGCTTATCTTTCCCATCGTCGCCATCATCCTTAGCCTCAGGTGCGTAACGAGGCGCGACCTTCTCCACCGCCGCAGCGACCGCCTTCGACGGCGACATACCCTTGCGCAGGTAGTAGTCACGGCGCGCGATCACATCCTCGATCGCTTCCTGATTGGATTCTTCCGAGTCGTTGTTTAGGAACGGATACTTGGTCAGAACGTCATTGAGCACCTTCTGCAGGCGCTCGGTTTCGGCGCTTTGGTCGCGCTTCTGCAACTCTTCTTCAGCGGCCTTCTTCGCATCCTGGCCAGCCTTACTCTCGAAGAGCTTCAGCTCTTCGGCGCGGATCTCGCGACGAATTTCCTTCGCTTTGTCCGCGTCACCATCGAGGATGGCGGCCATGTAGCGATCTTCGGCCGCGTCGAAGTCATAGGTCGCCGGCTTCTCCGGTTTCTGTTCTTCCGGCTTAGGCGCAGCGCCCTTGAGTCGCGCGTTTTCCTCTTCCAGGCGCAGGCGCTCTTCACGCTCACGCTTCAGCGACTCGTTCACTTCATGGAAGCGCGAATGCGGCACGACCTTGGATTTACCACCCTCAGCCAGTTCTGCCAGGGCCTCGGCATCGAGATCAGGATCTTCGTCAGCATCAGGATCATCATCACCGCCCTTACCGCCATCGCCGTCATCACCCGGCTCTTCATCCGGATCGTCTTCGGCCTCGGTCAGATCAGGGTCGATATCGTCGCCGCGATCGTCGTCGCCCTGCTCGTCTTCCGGATCTTCGTCCTCGTCCTCTTCTTCCTCTTCTTCCTCGAAGTCGGAATGCAGAGTTTCCGGGTCGATATCGTCGGAACAGTCGACCAGGGTGTTGTAACGCATGCCCAGCGCCAGGTCGGCGCTCGCGTGTTCGGGTTTCATGGCCATGGGTGCCCCCTTGATTGCCGTTGGTGGGTTACTTCTTGGTGATCTGCTGCATGGCGGCCATCTTTTCCTTGGCCATCGCACGGGCCGCAGCCAGGCGCTTCGGGTCCTTCTCGATTTCCTTGGCTCGCATTAGGGTCCGCATGTCTTCCTCTGCCTGCCATTTCTTGTCGTCGCTCACCGGTGATGCAGAACCTTTCATGCTGGTGCTCCCTCGATCTGCTGCGTTTCAATGCCGCTCATGAGCCCCACGCCAGGGTTGGCCGGCGTGATGGGATTGGTGTTGGTCGGTAGATTGCCGGCGATGCCAGCGCCCCCTTGGAGCTCAGGCACGATCGGCGGAAGGTCTTGATCGATGTATCCGGCCGAGCGCAGCAGTGCATCGGCGAGTCCTGCAGTCAGTGGATTGGTTGCGATCACACCAGCGGTCTGGATTGCGCTGTACTGCGCTTCGACGGAACGATTCACCGTCTCCTGGCGTGTTTTGTCGGCCTGGGCCTTGGCAAGCTCTGCGCGGGCCTCGTTGAGCGGATCAGGCTGAGCGGTGGCCTGCTGCTCGATCGCATCGATAATGTCGTTCTTGTCCGTGACGTTGCTGTGCTTGATCACGAACGAGTCAGGGATGCGCACGCCCTTCTCGCGCATTTCCATGATCTGGGTGAACTGGCTGTTCTCGAAGGTCACCTGCATCGGCTGCTCGGAGACAACCACGCTGTATTCGCCAATGGTCAGGTCGTTCAGTACGCCGCCTTCCTCGGTCGGATAGTTGACGTACAGGTCTTCGGTAACCGGGCGCCCGCGGCTGTCCTGCTCGGTGATCTTGAGAATGCGCGGCTCGTCGTAGAAGTCCTGTATCAACTCAAGGATGCGTTTGGCCATCATGTTGCGGGTCTTGGCCAGGTTATCCAGCGGCACGGCCAGGCCCTGCTGGGCAGCGAACTGGCGAGACTGGATGGCCACGCCGCTGATCTCGCGGCCCAGGTTGCCGGTCATGGCGTCATTGATGCCGGTGGTCTCGTCGATCAGTTGGCCAGCACGCTCGATGACGCGATCGATCCCGGTGGGGACCTGGTTGGGCTGGATCTTCTGCGGCTTTTTCTCGACCGGGGTTTCATCCTTGAGCACGATCGCGAGCCCGGTTTCTGCGCCTCGATCAGCCAACTCATCGTCCGACATGTTCGACAGGGTGTTTGCCCACCACACCCAGCCGCTGTTGGCTGTGGTATTGATCGTGTGCAGGAACTGACTCATGGACTTGTTCAGCAGCTGCTGCGGGCCGATCGCGTCATCCACCAGGCCGGTGGTCTTGCCGCGACGGAAGAACGGGAAGAACGGCACGACCGTGAAGTGCTTGAACGGGCTCCACTCGTCGAAGAGCGTGTAGTTGTAGGTGGTGATCACCCAGCGCACGCGACGAATGCGGCGCTTTGCCCGCACCACACCCTGCGCTGCCGCGATCTGCTCTTCGGTCATACCCTCGATGGTGCGGATATCACCGGTCATGGTGATCAGCACGTCGGCATTCTCGGTCTTCCAGAACTGGCGCTCGATCACCCGGACGCGCTTGCTGCCGTCTGCAAGGGTGGCAGAGCCCATGTAGCCGGTGCTGCCGGTATCCTCGTTGCCGAACTTGTTCCGCTCTTCGTCAGCCTCGTCGTCACCGAAGTCCTGATCTTCAAGGTCTTCCTGCTCGCACTTGTCGCGAGCTTCCTTGCCATACAGATCCTCGATCTCGTCCAGGGTCAGCCAGCGCGTGATGATCACGTCCGACCACTTGTCCGGGTCGTAGCTCTTGGCGTCTGGATCGGGGATAACGTCGAGCGGGTCCAGATCGGTGATAGCGATCTCGCCCATTATCGAATCTTGATAGCTGATGCGGATGTCGAAGTAGCCGCGCTGCTGGATCAGGCCATCGGAGAAAACCTGCGTCTCGATCCAGTGCAGGCCCGTGTTGTCGCCCACCTGCTTGGCCACCTTGCTCAGTACCTTGGCCTTTTCTTCGTCGGCGCCCTGGCCGCGAGGCTGGAAGGCGATATCCATGCGGTTCTGGATCTGGTACCCGATTGCGGTGTTGAGCTTTGGCTTGACCTGATTGAACTCCAGGGCCGGACGCCCCTCGGCCTCGAGCGCCTCGCGATCCTCTGGCGTCCACTGCCGGCCGCCGCCCAAGTAGAAGTTTTCGCACTCGCGCGCTTTCCGGCAGAAGCTCTGATGGCCCCGCATGCGCCCGTACTCGTAGCGCTGCCAGTTTTTGTTCGCCTGCTCGTCTCGGTTTCCGGACATTCGCTACGCACTCATTGCTGATTTGCGGCCTCTGCCGGCGATAAGCCGGCGCTTCCATTCCGGCACTTCTATGTCACTGGAGGCGATTGGCAATGCGAACGTGAGCGCCAGCGCGTCGCCGGCATCAGGGGACTTCTTCAGCTCTTTCTTGATCTCTTCCTTCGAGTTGAGCTTGATCTGGCCGTTAGAGCTATAGCGGTAGCCGGGCGCAGTGAGGTCGGCGTGCAGCTTGTCGCAGTCAGGAATGCTGGGCGGGATTATGTCGGCAATCCACTCGGCCATTTCCCCCCACATTTCAGAGCGCTTGTTGAAGTACTTGCGCTGGTCCGTGGCCTTGCCACCGAAGTTCACCGCCGTGACGCGATCGCCATAGCCCAGTTCCACCAGGCGATCGTAGATGCCAGCGCCCAGGCCACCGATATCGACGAAGACGCGGCGAATCGTCTTGTCGTCTTCGAGCATCCTCACGACCACCCCGACCACAGCCATGGTGTCGAACTGGTCGATCTTCTCCAGCCCCCAGGCCTTGCGCCCCTGGCGGTGAATGATCGCGGTGGAGTCATCGCCGAAACGTGCAGGGTCGACGCCGACAACGTGAGCACCGATCGCCTGCAGGTGAGCCGGGTTTACCTTGCGTGCCCTGGCGACGGCCAGCGTATTGACCAGAGCCTTGTGGCCGACTCGCTGGAACGCCATGTCTGGCGTGGCTGGGTATTCCTGATCAAACCAGGCGAAGTCGCCCTTGAAGTCGGTGAAGACCTTGGCCTGCCGCCATGCCATCTGCTCGTCGCTGAGCCCGAACGTCTCCTGATACTCGGCTTCCTCTGGCGATAGTTCGAAGTCAGGCGGCACCTCGCGCTGATACTCGCGCTGGATGAACCAGGGGATGAAGACGGCCATGTAGTCGCTTTTCTCAGCGACGGCAAGCGTCCACATTTCATGGAAGAGGTTGGCCAAGCCGTTGGCCGTCGACTCCAGAATCGCCTCACTGCCTGCAACCAGGGGCAGCGTCTGCCCGAGGCCGGCCATGATGTTGATTGCGTTCGGCCAGAACGCCACTTCTGATCCGTGCAGGTACTGGATCGTGTCGGAGCGGCCGGCGTGCTTACTGCCTGCCGTGGCAACCTTGTAGCCACTGCGCAGCTTTGCGAAGTTCAGTTCTGTGTCACTGTTGTTCTTCGTGGCCGGCTTGAGCGTGGCATCGCTCAGCTCGTAGTACGTCTTGGCGATCCGGAACAGGTTCTGAGTCGCCGCGTCGAGGTGGGTGATGATCATCGTGCGCTTGCCGAAGCGCATGCTGGTGCGTTTGTAGAACCTAGCCGCCACGTAGGTGCTGATACCCTGCTGCCGCCCTTTCAGCACGATGACGCGAACCCAGCCCCTCGCCGCCAGCTGCTGCTCGATCTTCTCATGCAGCACGCGCTGGGCATCGTTCCACTCGAACGGCAGCACCTTACCGCTCTTGTCGCGGATCTTCAGGTTCTTGGCGCAGTAGAGCTCGTCATCCTCGATGAGCCTGGCCAGGAGATTGTCGGCTGTGGACATGCGCACCCTCACTTCTGTGAGGGCTACGCGATGTCACTAGCTGCACTCTGTCTAGCCTACAACTGCAATGGCGATGATATGGACGACGTTCAGGTATGGGTTGCGAATGTCGACCGGCGAGCCAGTTCCCACTGAAATCTGCTCAATAGCGCCGTAATCAACCGGCACGCTGCCCTCGTTGCTGTACCAAATATTCACCTGCGAAGGGCCCGCACTACCACGACCCAAAATGTTTTCAGTAGCACTAGGCTGTGCAACGGCCCCAGTCGTATTGTTCTCTCCCCGCAGCTTCAACTTAACATCATGACTGTGCGACGGCAGCTGATCTGTGGTGAGTGTCGCGCTGTCGTTACCGCCTATTTCACCGACATCTGAAACCGCACTCCCCCGCAAGGATCGGCCGATAGAGTTCGGCACCCCGAACGTCGTTATACCGTCCCCCCCGTAGCGATCCCCCAACAGTTCAGCGGCTTCTGGGTAGTCCGCCACGTTATAGATGGCACCGTCCATCACCACCCATCCAGCAGGTATAACGCCGTGGCATATCGACTTAACGTCGCCCACGCTATACGTAGCGCTACCGACCAGCGCTACAGTGCCGCTTTTATCGGGCAGCGTGACCGTGCGCGCAGCGGTCAGTGACGCAGCGCTGATCGTCGCCCGGCCTATGCCGAACGACGTCCGAAGGGTCCCGCGCAGATCGCTCAGCCACCGCATAGGATCAGCTCGGGATCACGTAGGAAACGAGCATGCGTGCCGCGCCTTCAGTCGCGCCGCCGGCACTATAGGTCGCGATCAGATCCTGGTCAGTAACTTCGGCGGTAGCGGCTGGATCGACCTCGAATACAGTGCCAGCGGCAGCGGTCAGATCGACCTGAGTGCTGCCCAGGTAGCGCGACAACTCGCCTGTCACGCCGATCGAGAGCGATGGAGCGCCATCGAACGGCGCGTCAACGATAATCGCAGCCAAGCGCACGACCGCGTTGGCCGGCAGTTGGAACATGGCCACGGTACCGGTCGAGTCGAACTCAAGGTCGGTGGTGTCGGTCGCCTCGAGGTTGGTCGCAGATGCCGAAGCCCCCCAAGACAGATTGCCGGTGCCATCGGTCTTCAGGACGAAGTCCGCAGTACCGTAGTTCGCCGGCATTTTGAAGTTCAGGTTCTGAGTCATGCCGGTGTCCGGCCGGCTGATTGTCAGCGTCCAGTCATCGCCAGCGCCTGCAGCCCCCTCGTTCAGCGTCAGGCTATCGCCGCTGGCCTGGATGCTGCTGCCCACCAACGGTACGTCATCGGTGTCGTCAGCATTACGCGCACGGACCTTGCCGCCCGCGCTCTTCAGCTGCAGTCCGTTGATGCCCAGTCGAAACAGGGTGCTGAATGTGCCGCGTAGGTCGAGAAAGCGCATGGTGGTTACCTCAGTTTAGGTTGAGCACAACGAAACCAGAGCCGGCTGTTGCGCCTGCGCCTGGGGTGATTTCGAGATAGATGCCAGTGCCCGCGGCTAGCGATGCACCCGGCGTGGATTCGTAGGTCGCGGGGTAGTCGGGCGCCACCTGATCGCTGTCGAGCAGCACTGCGCCGGCCTGGGTACGGATGCGTAGTGCAGCGTCCTCGCCGTCAAACGGCGTCGCTACGATCAACTGCACGGACACCAACAGGCCTGAGTCGCTGAGCACGTGCAGCAGGCGCGGAGACGCATCGCCATAGGCGAAGGCAATCGGCGGCAGTACCTGGCCGCTCTCTCCCTTCGGCCCGCGCAGCCCTGCAGCGATGACAGCGCGCGGAGCCTTCTGGCGAACAGCAATTGGCCCTGGCCGCTTCTGTACAACGGCAACGGCCGAGCTGGTGCGCGCAGCGCGGGTGGCGATCGCTGTCACGTCGTCACCTCGCGAGTTACCTCGATCGGGCTGATCGCGGTCAGCTTGTAGACCTGACCGCCCGGGGCGATGACTTCGGCCTCGTAGACGCCCTTGCTCCAGTCCAGCGCCTCGGACTGCTCGGCGGTCATGGTCAGCACGAACTGGCTCAACGCAACGTCGACGGTTACCAGACTGTCGGGGCTCTGTGCCGGATCGCTGTCCCAGGTATGCAGCAGCTCGCCGCCAATGGATTTGCGCACCTGGGCACGGCACCGCCAGCCTGTGATATCTGCTGGCTTCGGTACGATCAGCAGACCGGTACCTGAAAACGGACGCCAACAATGGGCGTTCACGCCGTTCAGTTCCAGGGTGTCGGCGTCGATGACTTTCGGGTAAACCCAATCATCTGCCGGCGTGTTCAGCTCGGCCGGAGTCTTCACGCACTCGATGCGCACCGGCCAGCCGTCCGGCACGCCATGGTTCTCGACAGTCAACCGGGCCGGCGCCGTCTGCGGCATCGCAGTGATCACCGGGTACGGAGACATGAACTCTCCCTCGGCATACATGATGCCGAACTCGAAGGTCTCGCCTCGGTAGATGGTGATGGGGATTTCAGGCGCCGACATGCCGATGCTCCTTTTCTCGATAGGCACCGACGCTATGTCACTGATCACACCTGACAAGCATCCACAAAAAAGCCCGCACTCGGCGGGCTTTCTCGCACCAGCATCTGTCAGGACGGTGATTCGCTGGCGACCAGCACCAGATCCATTGCGCCCTGGAACACGGCACCGGCACTGGCGATGCGCATATCGCTGCGCAGGATCGGGCTGCGGCCGACGTCAGGCACCGGCAGCGACAGCCGCTGCAGGCCGTAGACGCTGACCTGGCCAACATCGCGCGCCAGGTCGTGCGCAGCAACGGATTGCACAGCGACAGCAGGCAGGCCAGTGTCGCGCGCCGGCTCAGCCATAACAGCGCCGCCGGCCAGCGCCAGGGCGATCAGAGGTACCAGCATGGATTTCGTCTTGAGCATGGGGAAAGCCTCTTGGTTGGTGACGAATCGATCAGATCGACTGCACCACCTGGGTATGTCACTGCGCGGCTCTGGCAACTATCCCTCGCCCATCAGGCGACGCAAGCGCTCTTCATACGGCTCTTCATGCTCCTGCTCGTCGAGGTTATAGGCCTGGCGCTCGAGCGGAATCAGGTTCTTGAGTGCTGATGACAGGTCGCGCACCACGCCAGCATGCGACGCAAGGCTCACCAGTTTCAGGAGTTGGCTACGCCGCCGGCTGTTCTCGTCGCCGGCCGTTTCTTCGTGAATGGCGTCCTCGATCTCTTCCCGGCTGGTCGCGGCCTGCTCCAACTGCATGAACAGCATCGACACAATGTAGTGACCCTTGGCGATATCCCGGCGATGCCTTCGTACCACGTCCGCCCCAGTGTTTGCGGCTGCTTCGACGATTTCCTTGTCGCGCGCGTTCGGGGCTCGTACCTCTTCTCGTACCAGCTTCTCCTTCACCTTATCGCGCACAGCACCTGCCAGATCCTTCTGCCAGTTCTCAGCCTTCGCCTTCTTCCTGATCATTCCTTCGCTGACGCCGTACTTCTTGCCCAGCATCACGTTGGATAGCTGGCCTGCACGGTACTCGTTGTGGATAGCCTCCCAGTCAGGCTTGTTGTCTGCCATTGCACACCTCCAACATCTCTATCCATGGCTGCTCATGCTCTGCTATGCAGCCCAACGGCAGCCACTGCACACCAGCAGCAGTGCATGCCTGGCTCATAAGCAACGACTCGGCTCCAGTCATATCTGCGGCCACCATCAGGCGGATGGCCGTCGGCAGCCTGGCGTAGCCGAGTTGTACGCCATAGCTGATCACCTGCCCTATCGCTCCCAGAATGGCGCGCTGCTCGTCCCCGGCTTTCTTCACCTCCAGAGCGGTGATGCTCCCGTCTGCGTGAAACAGCACGAAGTCGACACGCCCACGCGGCAGGGGATACTCACGCTCCCAATGCAGGATTACGGGCAGACCAGCCGCCTCGGCGAACTGGCCTTGCTCCAGCAGAACCTGCACCAATTGGCACACGCCAGCTTCCGCACGCAGAAAGCGACCGCGGTCGGCGACCAACCTGGCAACAGCGTTGTCGCGCCTACCCATCACGGCCACCGTCACAACCTGTCACAGTGACAGCAGCGTGACCGGTCACACTGTCCAGCGTGACTGCGTTCGGCTGCACTGCCTGCATCGCAGCCCGGCGCAGCTCATGAATGCGAGTGCCATTGGCGCGGATGTGCTCGGCCAACTGCTCGGCCGCGCCGATGATCACCTCGCCCAGCGCCTCGAACTGGCAGGTGATATGCCCATCGTTCACGCTGTGCTGCACGTCCTGGCCGTCGAACTGCACGGTGATCTGAATACGCCAGCGCTGGCCACCTGGCTTGCGCACTCCGAACGGACGGGCGATATACAGGCGGTAGATGCCATGGCGCGGCACCTGATGCTCGACGAACAGGCGCCGCGGCCCGTCGTTGAATACCTCGGCCAGGGTTTTGCCCTGGATCTGGTCAGCCGCCTCCTGGGCGACCTCCTGCAGGGTTTTGGCTTCCATTACGCGCTCCTACGTGAAATCTGACGGCCTGCATCAGCCTGACGCCTTGCGGCTTCACGTAGCGCCGCGCGCCGGGTGCGCCAACAGTCGGTTACGCTACAGGCGTAGCGCGCTATCTCTGGATGCATGCGGTATGGATGTACGACGTTCGGCTCTGGCTGCGGCTCACGCCTGCTGGTGATCAGATGCTCGGCCACTCCGAATCGGAATGCGCCAGCGTGATCGAGCCAGGTGAAGGTGACGATGAATACAGTGCGGCCGGCGCGGAGTTCGTCGGCACGGTAGGTCTTGCGTCGCATGGTCTGCCCCCATGTTCGCGATTGGTTGGGAGGGTTACGGCGCCAACTTGCACACCCTGTGCAAGCTGACGAGCTCTTCCTGCAAACTCAGGATCTGAGCTCGCTGGACTTTGAGGCCGGCAACGAGGGCTGGATAAGCTCGTCGAGCAGCGGCTGTAAGTTCTGGGGTTCCTGCATCAGGCTCGCCGGTAACGGCCCCGGCTGCCCCCACTCGCACTGCGGGGCAGGTGGCAGCGACTCGCAGCCCGCAAGTGCCATCAGCAAGGCAGCGATACATAGAGTCGGCATAGTCTTCGGCACGTTGTTTCTCCTTCAGAAAGGCGCTCTCGCGCGCCGCCTGGTCGTTGGCCAGTTCGCGTTGCAGTCGCATGGTCCCGCGCAGGGAGTTGGCTGCAGCCGCGTGCTGGCTGGCCAAGGTCACGGCGTTGTCTCGCTCAAGCGCAACGGTGTCGAGGCGCAGCCAGAGCAGCGCTATGGCAATGGCCATGGCCATGCAAGCGGCAACCAGGGCGCGGATCACTGGACGCTCCAGCACTTGGCGTGGCGCTCAAGCTGGCGAGTCCACACGCCATGGCAGACCTTGTTGCCTGGTGTGGCGCAATCGAACCGCCAGCGCGTCGGCTTGCCATCCTTGAACCTGAACGGCTCCCAGCCCTTGATGTATCGCTCACTGGTCACGAAGCGGTATTGCAGCAGCGCGTTGCAGGCCTTCGGATGGTTGCCGGCGATCAACTCACGACGCATATCCGACGCCCGCCAGGTGCCAATGCCGTACTGGCCGGTGAAGTCGATGTAGAGGTCGTATTCCTCCTGATACAGCTTCACGCCTGGCAGCGATGCCTGGAATCGTCGCTCTTCCTCGCTGTGCAGCGCCCTGGCCAACTGCTGGGCGCGCTCGCGGGTGATGGGAGGATCTGCGAGGGTGACGCGCGTACCGTCTTCGTAGCGGGTCGAGCCGTGGCCGATGGTTGGCACGTCGCCCTTGGTTGGGATGTGCGGTGCAAGCAGCTCGACGCCATCCTTCTGCACCACCGGGCTTTCGCCCTCGCTCTTGATCCAGGCGCCGAAGCCGGCCAGGCTGAGCGTCAGCGCCGTGACGGCAATTCGATTGCGGATGCTCATTGCTGCCTTCCTTCGAGGCCGCACCGCTCGCGCAGCGCCTCGATGCGCGCCAGGCTCTCGGCCTGCTCGCGCTTGTCGCGTCGGTGCTGGAAGTAGAAATTCACCGCCAGGCCCATGACGGCGATCAGCACGCCTGAGAGGCCTATCCAGTTGATCTGCGCCAGCCAACCCAGCACACCGGCTATCGCGCCGGCCTGAGTCACCTTGTTGGCTGCGGCAGCGCCAACTACCTCGACCATCCCCTCATGAACTTGCTGTGCCATGCCATCGCTCCCGTGCTGGCTTCGTGTGCATGGAAGGCCACGCTATGTCACGCGCCGGAATCTGCAAGCGCTTGCAGATTCCGGCGCGTGACATAGCGTCGGAACCTCACTCACAAAGAGGGCATCACCCATGGGGCAGCAGAAGTTCAACATCGACAAGGTGAGCGACGATCAGTACTTCGCCGTGACCGAAGCCATGGCGCTGGCAGGCGCTGCATTTGAAGAGAAAGGCCCGGAAACCCTGCTGATCATCAGCCTGGGTGCCGAAGGCCATAACGACGCAATCCTTGCAGGCCACCTAGGCGATGGCCGCCTGGAAAAGCTGGAAGAATTGATGCAGCAACTGAAGGATCAGATCGGCACGCTTGGCGAGCACGACGATGCTTCAGTCCTGCATCTTGAGGAAGGTCCGGCCTAAGCCTCGCTCAGCACCCAAAGCGACTTTTTCACGTCATCCGGTGTTGCCGGCTCTGCCGGCATCGCCACCGTAGTCGTCGCGCCGAACTCTTCGGACAACACCTGCTGGATACGCTGCATTACTGCCGACTTCACGCCATTTGGAACTCCGGTTACCACTACATGCGCTACCGGCGGGATCTTGATTTCAAGGGTCGTCATCTGAATTGCTCCGTTGATGGTCATCTTTTTCCGCAGTTGCGCGGGCACCGCCATTGGGCTGTTGAAAGGCGTCCTGCGCAGGTAGGGCTGGAATGCATCACTCCACGAATCCCCCCGGTACCGCCGCTGGCGTACCGTGTCCCACGCAATCCCCAAGCGCGCAGCCCAATCACGCGCCGGCATTTCCATCGATACCTGAACCACACGCCCGCCCAGCGACAGCCGGACAGGAAGATCTGCAGCACACAGAACGTCTTCGCGCATGGTCCCCTCCCACTTAATGAATCAGCCCTGCATCACGCAGGATCTTGTACTGCTCGGCCAGCCAGGCCTGGAATACTGGGTCTTTCACTTGTCGCCGCCCTTCCACTCCAGCGCCCTGGCGCTATCCAGTGCTGACTTCACGCTGCAGGCGGCATCGTGCTGGTCGACAGTGACGCAGTTGTCCTCGTCCTCGATCTCGTCGCGCATGTAGCCCTGCAGGTACACGCCAGTGGCGTCTCGCAGGGTGCGGAGGGCCTCGAGTTCGGCGTATAGGCCGGCAGGGATGCGGTTCACCTGGGCAGGCTTCGCCAGTGCACTACCCTGCTGCTTCAGCGCATCGCGTGCGCCATCCTCGACGGCATAGAGTTGCAGCAGCTCGTCGACCACAGCCGTATCGCCGCGGTACCAGCGCTGGCCCAGTTCCGTCATGTGCCCATGCAGTTGGCTCAGCAATTCCGCCAGGCCAAGCTCTTTAGTTCCGGAGCGCAACGCTCTGCACGACTGTGTCAAAAGCCCCGAATAGTCCACGCGCATGCCCTTGTGATCGGCGGCCAGCAGTTCAAACGGATGCGGCGCAGCCAGCAACGGCTCGACCGGCACTACACGCTGATTCTCTGGAGCCAGTGCACGTTGCGCCTGGGTTGCGCCGAGCATTTCCCGTGCATCGTGCAGTGCGGCGCCATATGCTTCGAGACTGCATGCAGTGGTGAGGCGCTGGATCATTCCCCGCGCCGCTTCCAACTCCCCAACTACCGCCTTTACACGTGATGGAATGTCGGCATGGGAGTAACGAGTTAGAGCAGGTTCAGGACCGCGCAGAGCGATGGCCGTCTGACTGAGAAGGTCAGACTGGCGATTGCGCAGGGCGTCCAGCTCTTCGATCTCAGCCCGCAGCGACTCTATCCTCTGCTGCATGTAAACCGGGCATGTGTCGGCGTGGCGGTCGGGGTTCCAGGCGCAGTTGCATTCAACTTGATCAGTCATTTCAGTTCTCCATGGGTGATGCGCTCTGCGCTGCTTGCCCACTCGCTGCCGAAAACTTCCATCGACTCGAAGCACGGCGGTTCGGATTTGCTCTTGAAGCCGGCCAGCCAGTAGTAACCACTGTGCTGGGTGGCGCCGCAGTGGTCGCACTGCATCCAGGCGCCGAAACTGGGGGCGCTCTGGCGCCGGTATAGGTGCTGCCTCATGCCTGGCCACCGTGCTTGTTCAGGAACTTCCTGCACTTCGCCTTCACCGTCTCGCCATTGCGCTGGTCGATGGCGTCCTCACCGTGAATGACCACGTCGCGAAGCAGTCTCAAGGCTTCCTTCAGGTGATCTTTGGCAGCCTCAGACTCTGCGCGCAGGGCGACAAGCTCCTGCCCAAGATTGTGGAAGTGGTCGCTCACAGTGGCACCTCCTGCTTTTTCAGGTCGCGCAGCAGCGCCCGGTACTTGGCCTTGATCTGCTGCAGGTCTTCGATGGTGTACTTCTTGGGTTCGTGGGGGCCTTCCAGCCAGGCCACGGCGTCGGTGCCGATGCGCTGCACCAGATTGAGCCGGTATTCCACGATGTTTCCGGACTTGTGCTGATTGCAGGGCACGCACTGCTTGTGGCAGTTCAGGGGCTCGAAGCGCAGCGCCGGGTTGCTGCCGACGGTGCGGTAGTGGCCAGCGTCGTACTTGCCCTGGTGGTGACGGCCGCAACTGATGCAGGGCAGCAGGCGATCGCGTTCGCGTATCCAGGCATTGAAGGCGGCCTGTGCCTCACGCATGTAGTCGCCCTTGGGCTTGATGCGCTCCCGCGCCGCGCGCAGTTCCTTCCGACCGAGTTCGTCGATCGCCTTGCGCGCCTTCTCTCGGTTCTCCGACACCACCGCCAGGGCGCATGCGATCTCGCCGCACACGGCCTGGAACGGACGCACAGGGACGAACATCGCCTGGCAGGCCTTGCAGCGCTTCTTGCGTGCGCGTGGCTTGATACCGCTGACCTTTGCCTTCAGCGGCGTCTTGCGCTTCAATTCCGTGCGCTTCACGCTGGCACCTCGCTGGACTTCTCGCGCTCAGGGGTGAAGTCGCCGCGCAGCGGCATCAAAGATCGTTCCCGGAAAAGGGCATGACCTTCCTCGAAGAAAGCCTGGCCATCGCTGTGGCGAACACCCATACCCTTGACGTTACCCACGCATAGCCAGCCTTCTCCCGTCGAATAGCGGGTTTCGCCGTTGCTCGGAGCCACATACAGGTCACCAGGCGTCAGGTACTGAACCAGTTCGACAACGCGCCCGATGTTCTCCGGCACCTGCTTGCACCTGACGACAAGTGCCTCGTCTCCAACCTTGAACTGGCTCACTGCTCACGCTCCCCAGGCATCAGGTCAGTCATGCGTTCGATGCCCTCTTCCGTCATGTCCGGCCAGTAGACGGCGATCAGGTGCTGGCAGATGCCCCGCCAGAACTCTTTGAAGCGCTCTTCGGTCATGTAGTCGAAGGCGATCGACTCCGGCACCTGGCGCATGACGCGGCCCAGGTCGGGAATGTCGAAGGCTTCGAATGAGCAGCACACGCCTGCGTCGAGCTGCAGTTTCTTGATGGTGGTGTGGGCGTCGAGCCCCTGGAACTTGTCGACCTGCTCGGCCACCACCCGGCCGAGGGCGTGCACCAGCCTATGGAATTTCACATTCCTGGCTTGCTTGATCTCGCAGCGGACCTGATCGTTGATCCGATACTCGCGCTCTTTGCACAGGAAACGGTCGATGCTGCTGTCGGCCACCAGGGCCTTTAGCACCTCACCGGTTTCCTGATCGACTACGGCGCGCCAGCGCATGTAGATCGGGCGCTGGGCACGTGCCTGGCGCTTCTTCTTGGCCTCTGGTGTCTCAGCCTTTGGTCTTGTGGCTGTCGCTGCCTTACCCATGGCGCACCCCCTGCTGATCTGTGTTCAGGGCCGGCTGATCCCAGCCATAGGCACGGTTGAAGCACAGGGCGCACATGCGTATGTACTGGGCGCCAACGGCGCTCACCGGCTCGACCTGGCCGCGAATGTCATAGAAGCGATCGCCGATCTTGGTGATGACGTGATCGCTGTCATACCAGGGCTCAGCATCAGGAAACGCCTGCTTGAGCAGCAGATAAACCCGGAAACAGCCTCCATTCAGGCCGTACCGAGCCATATCCGGGTGCACGTCGCGCAGGGCAGCGAGGAATGCGAGTACGTCAGCCATTGGCGCCACCCTCGGCCATCGCCCTGTCGATAGATCGATCCACGTCCGACTGACGGAAGCGAACGCCAGTCATCCAGATCGGGGTACTCAGGTAGAATGGATGCGCGTTTTCGCTTTTGTCGCGCAGCCACAGATACCGCGCTGAGTTCGCACGCAGCCGGCCATTCTCTTCCAGCAGCGACAGGATCTCCTGCGGCTCAGTCAGGCGCTGGTACTCTTCGATCTGCGCCGGCAGCAGGGCTGCCTGTTCAGCAGTGAAGTCTTCGCCGTGCGCATCGCGGAGCATGATCAGCGCCAGTTCGTGCAGGCGCTTTTGCTGTTCTGCGTTCACTGGTCCACCTCCTGCACCAGGGCAATGATGCTTTCCACGCCCTTGGCGAAGCTGGCAGGCTTGGATTGCATGCACTGGCGCAGGCGTTCGACCAGTTGCGGCCGGCCACCCTGCAGCTCGAGCAGCAGGCGACCATCGCGGACGATATCGAGCGCGTGCTTGCGGCCTTCGAGGTATCCAACTCGGTCGAAGTGGCCCTTCTGGGCGATTGGCAGATGGGCGAGCATGTTCATTTGGTACCGCCTTCGACCAAGGCGGCCGGAACAGACACTACGTCGCCCAGTTCGAACTGCACGATGGCACGCATAGCCGCCACCAGAGGCTGGTCCGGATGATTGAACGAACGGCGGCGATGCTTGCGCTCATTGCCGAAGATCGTGGCACCCCAGACGCCTGACTCATACCAGCCATTGCGCTCGTCGAAGTTGCCGTAGTTGCGGTGCACCATGCTCTTGGGTGGACTGAGCAGGACGCCATACTTCTGGGTCAGCGGGCCGCCCTGGCTCCAGTCACTGGTTGGCGATAAGGTCAACGTCTGCGGGCTGTCCTCTTCCTCTGGCTCACAGAAACGCACATCGCAGGTTCCGTCGGTGTAGTTCCAAATCTGCAGGCCGTATGCACCAACAGCAGTACCTACAGCCCAATCCAGCGCCAACCCGGTCAAATCCCCGACCTTCACCTCGATCATGTCACTCACCGCACACCTCCCCGGCCGATCACGGCCAAACGCCCGTCGGCCACCAGCACACGGCGCTGGCCACGGATCAGAATCAGTTGGTCACCCTCACGCGCTACGCAGTAGTTGCGCGAGAGCAGGAAATCGACGGACTCCCGCAGATCGCTCTGCAGGCGGCGCTCAAGCTTCATGGTTGTCACCTCGGCGGATGCGGAGCTTGGCCAGCAACTGCTGGCGGGCCTGTTCTCCGGTGAGTTTGTCCAGGCCCTGCACGCGCATGACGCGCTGCACGAACCGTTCACCGCGGCGCTCGGCCTGCTCTGGCGTCAGTTCGCGGCCTTCGCTCTGGTCTTCGATGCCCTGGCGCGGCTGTTCCAGCGGCAGGCCCAGCGATGCACGGCGGCGCAGCTGGTAGTACGCATGGTCGAAACGCTTGCGCAGCGTCTCTTCGGGAATGCTGCTGCAGCGCAGGTTGAACCAGCCGACGGCCTCGCCAGCCAGGCGCACAGCCTCATGGCTCCAGTTGTGCCGGCCAGGGTTCGTGCAGTGGCGCACCACCTCACGCCAGGCAATATCGTCTGCCGGAAAACCCAGATCCTCGGCAGTCGGCGTGCACAGCTTCACGAACTTGCCCACGCTGGGCGCGAAGTCGGTTTCGAGTTGGCGGCACGCCTCGATGCCGTACCGCAGTTGTTCGATGGTGAAGATTCCGGACTTCATGAAGCCCTTCACCCAGGTGCGCTTCGCACGCTTCTCTGCGTCCTCGTTCGGCCAGGCCTGGCGCCATGCCGGGAAGATGCTTTTCAGCTCGTCGAACAGCGTGTTCACGATGCGCGCCGTCTCGGCATTCGGCTTCTTGGCCACGTTGTCGCGGACCTGCTCAGCAGGCAGGTTCGGCAGCGTCTTCACCACGTCGATTGCGGGTTTCATACACCATCGTCCTCTTCGATCCAGTCCACGTCGTTAGCGCCCTTCTTCACCGGCTTGGCCAGCCCTCGCTCTACCAGCCTGGCCTGCGAGGTACGCATCCAGCGTTGCCAGGTGGCCTTCCAGTCAGCCATTGGCTTGCCGTTGCCCTTCCAGTAGTCGAGGAACTGCTCCAGCTCCCAATCCAGATTCACGTCGGGCGCCTTCTCCTTCGCCCAATCCAGCATTTCGGTTGTCACCAAGAACGGCAGCGGTAGCGGCCTCTTCGGCTTGGCGCGTGAGCCTTCCGCCGCCGGCTTCTTCGCCGGCTGTCCCTGTGACTGGTCACCAAGGGGGACTACAGGGGGTTCTATTCCCTCTCCCTGTCCCTTCCCTGTCCCTCTCTTAGCCGTGACATGTCCGTGACCTGTCACCGTGACATGTGCGTGACCGGTCACACCGTCACCGCCCTGCTCAAGCGCCGCGAACGCCTCGCGCAGCACGCTGGTCGGTGTGTTCCACGCCAGCACCTGGCCTGCGCTACGCAACGCTTCAAACATCACCGCGCGGTCCTCTCGCTCCTTGCGCTTGCGCTCGCTCTCGTTCGCCTTCGCCGTCCTGTGCTCGACTCGCTGCGCCCAGGCGTCTATCGCCTTCTCTGCGACCACGGGGTGGTACAGGCGCCCGTCTGAGCACTTCACGAACCCGCGCAGCGCGCCATCGCGCACCTTCTTCCAGATCTTCAGGTCACGGCCGAACCCTGCATAAGCAGCCAGGGCCTGTTCGGCATCCGGCAAAGAGCCGGCCGGTACCTGATTCCAACTTGCGCACCACAGCAGCACCGCGGCGCGGAACTCGTCACCGCTCGCCTCGATCGCCAGGTCGCTGTCACGCAGCCTGTTCACATCCAGCGGCATGAACGGCAACCCACGCAGATCAACGTCAGCAGGCACCAGCGGCGCCGGCAGATCAGTGGCTGTCATCAGCACCCTCGGCAGCCAGGTAGTCGGTGACGATCTGCACTGTCGCCTGCTCGGGTGTCATGCCCTTGCTGCGCGCGTAGTGCTCAAGCCTGATGCGCTGCACCGCAGGCATTTCCGCCATCGACTCGCGCGCCAGATCGTCGATCTGTTCCGGTGTTGGTGTTGTCATGCCCATAAGGGCCTCCCGAGGGCCTTCAGGCCGCTGCACTGGTTGCTTTACGCTCTTCCTCGTCGAGCCAACGCTCGACGATTTCCCGCACAAGTACCGCGCGGCGTTTCCGCTGCTTACGGCACTGGTCCTCGATGCGATCGAGGGTTTCATCGTCGAAACGCGCCTTGATTTCGTTGTGCTTCACCGGGGGAAACATGCAGAACTCCTTACGCCACCTCTTGGGCCGGCACCTGATCCATGAACCTTTCTGGGTACAAGATCTGGAGTTCTGTCAGTTCGCCGCCGAAGACCAGGCACAACTTCTCGGCCAGCCCCGGCGAAGCGGTTTGTTTGCCGCGCTCAATGCGGGAGAGGTTCCCGGTATCGAGGCTGCAGTTGATTTCGTGCAAGCGGTCGACGACGTGCTGCAGACGCCATCCACGCTGCTTGCGTGCTTTTCGCAAAGGGGACATGCAACACCTCCTAGGTGGTCTCCTGAAAATATTCTGCTCTATAAGCAGATTGCACGGCAAGCAGAATCTGCGCAACAAGCTTTGTCGTCTGCGCTGGACTCAAGGAAAATTGGCGTATGAAGATTGGCGCAACTATTCGAGCTGCACGCAAAGCGAAGAAATGGACGCTGGAACGTCTCGCACATGAAGCGGGTACTGACACCGGCAACCTTTCTCGCTTGGAGCGTGATATGCAGGGAGCAAACAAGGATCTCCTAGAGAGAATCCTGCAGCTCCTTGATATCTCTTTGGGCGGCTCTCAGAACTTCGACACCAATATCAGCGAGGCCCTGCACGTTAAAGGACGGGTGCCGCTGATCTCTTGGGTTCAGGCAGGCTGCTGGAGTGAGGTGTCCGATATCTACGCGGTTGGCGACGCCGAAGAATGGCTGCCCTGCCCCGCAGCCCACGGGCCGCGGACCTTCGCCCTGCGGGTGCGCGGACTATCCATGTACAACCCGAGCGAACGCCACTCCTTCAACGATGGCGATATCATTTTCGTCGATCCAGATCGCGATGCGATTCACAAGTCGCTGATCGTGGCCAAGCTCACCGACACCCAGGAAGCCACCTTCAAACAACTGCTTATCGAAGGTGATCAGCGATTCCTTATGGCCCTTAACCCGTCCTGGCCGAATCGTATCTTCGGTATCAATGGCAACGCAGAGATATGCGGTGTCGCGATCGCCAAGCATGAGCCTCTGATCTAGCCCTCACCCCGAATAGCACAAACCAAGCCCGCCATTGAGCGGGCTTTTTTTTGCGACCTTTCTATTTTCTGCTCTTGACACAGATTTGAGTCTGCTCATAATGCAAACCATAAATCTGCTCTTTAAGCAGAATTTGCGAGGTCGAGAATGTATCTGCATCCCGAAAAGATCAACAGCGCACAGCCGCTTCCGTATCCGGGTCTGCCGGAGCGTGAGGCAATCCGCAAGCGCGCACTGGGCATCATGCAGCGCCAGGTGCTGAACGAGCTGCAGCAGGGCGAACCGAAGCTGTGCCACGCCTTCACCCAGTTCTGCACCGATCGCTTCGACGAAGCCACCAGCTATGCCCTGTGCGTCTCTCGCATCGTTGGCGACAAGGCCGAGCAAAAGAAGGCCGACAAGCTGGTCACCGATCATGTCGAGAAGTGCCGCCCGCTCTTCGTAGCCGAAGAAGTCGAGCGCCGCATCATCGGCGCCAAGCTCGAAGCCCTGGGCCTGCAGCCATGAACCGCAGCGACGCATGGCGCCGGAACCTCGATCCGCGCGATCCCAACTACCTCGATCCGCTCGACGAAACCGAGCAGGCCGAGCAAGAGGATGACCAAGCCTGGCTGGCCGAGTGCCGCGAGCAGGATGCAGAGGTGGCTTATGTCTAAGGCAGCCCACTACCGCGCCCCCGCTACTGGTCAGTTCATTTCTGAGAAGACCGCGAAACACCTCGACCTGATGTTCATGGCTGAGGACTTCAAGCGCTGGGCCCTCCAAGCATCTGCAACTGGCCGTAAGGACGAAGCGCGCGATATGGCTCGTCGTCACAACGAACTGAAGCGTGAAGCTCAGGCAGCACTTCGTGATGCGGAGGTGGCCCATGTCTGACTGGAGCAAAGCCAAGGCCCGCCAGGTGATCGACAACCAGATCGCATTCGAGGGCAAGTCGCAGATGCCATCCCAGCAGAGCGGCGAGGGAATGATCCAGTTGGCCTATGCCCTCGGCCTGCTGACCGATCAGGAACTGCAAGGCCTGACCGACCAGCTCACCGAAACCGTGAAGGCTCGCCGCAAGCAACTGCGCGACAACCAGAACGCGGCCCTGCTGGGCCTGGGGGTGCCTCATGCCTAACCCATTCACAGGCACCAGTTTCGCCGAGGCATTCGCCCGCGCCACTGCGGCCGGCGTGACCGATATCCGCCAGATCAAGCGAACCGTCCGCCGCCGCGGCACTTGGTTCATCACCTGCGAGGTGCCGTCATGAGCCGTTTCACGAAAGACGCCCTGCGCGCTGCCGCTGTGTGGCTCGCCATCTGGGGCGCCTGCATGGCAGCAGCCCTGATCACGTACGGAGTACCGCACGCATGACAACAACAGCCACAGCACAGGACAGCCTGATCCGCCTGCCCGAAGTGCTGAAGAGAACCGGCCTGTCGCGCAGCTCGGTTTACCGACTGCTCGACGCCGGCGACTTCCCGGCCAAGCGGAAGCTGATGGGAACCGGCCGCAGTTCTCCCGTCTGCTTCTCGGCAAACGAGGTGCAGGCCTGGATCGATCAACGCAAGAACCCCGCCAACGACGGCGAAGAACAGTAGGACGGCAACCATGGCAACTCAGGACAAAGTCGCGCCGAAGATGGCGTTGTGGGAATCGGTGAAAACCACCGACAAGGACTTCACCAAAACTCAGAAGTTGGAAGGCCGCGACGTTACCAGCATCAACGGCATGTATGTCGTTCAGCGCGCCACCGAGACTTTCGGCCCGATCGGCAAGGGCTGGGGCTACGAGATCCTTGCGGATCGCTTCGACCAGGGCGCCCCGATCAGGGACAAGAAGACTGGCGAAGTGATCGCCCATGAGCAGATGCACACCATCCTGCTGAAGCTCTGGTACGTGCATGGCGGCAAGCGGAACAACGTCACTCAGTACGGGCACACCCCTTTCGTTCGTGAAGGCTCATGGGGGCCATACACCGACTTCGATGCCCCGAAGAAGAGCCTCACCGATGCCATCAAAAAGTGCCTGAGCCTGCTCGGCTTCTGCGCTGACGTGCACCTCGGCATGTTCGAGGACGAGATCTACCTGCAAGGCCTCGACCTGAAGAAGCGCCTGGAAGAAGCCGGCGAAGGCGGCAAGCAGGAAGTTATGAACGAGGCAAAGGCTGACTTCCGCGCGTGGGTTGAAACCCAGATCGAAGTGATTGAAGCCACCAACAACCAGCGCGCGCTGGAATCCATGCGCAAAACCATCTGCGAGAAGGCTCGCGAGAAAGCAAAGGTCGTGAACTACGACCCCGCCGAAGTAGAGCGCCGCATCAACGAGGCTGCCGACGAGCGCCTGCAGTACCTCAACGACAAGTACCCGGCCGGTAAGTAACCCCATCCATCACGGAGAAGCAGACATGACCACTATGAATGACGTGAACCTCGAAACCGGCACCGTGAACATTGCCGTTTTCAACCAAACCGACGCAGCCCTGGCTGCGCTGCGCGAGAAGTATCAGGTCGTGCCTGATGCCAACACCGAAGACGGCTATGCCTTTGTCAAGGAAGGCATCAAGGAACTGACCACCCTGCGCACCCGCCTCGAGGCAGTGCGCAAAGAGGTGAAGGAACCCTACCTGCAGGCCGGTCGAATCATCGACACCGAAGCCAAGCGCATCACCACCGAGCTAACCAACTTGGAAGAGCCGATGAAGGCTGCGAAGAAAGAGGTCGATGATCGTGTCGAGCGCGAGCGCCAGGAACGTATTGCCCGCCTGCAGGCGAAGGTCGACGCGATCAAGGCCATGCCCGGCCAGGTACGGGGCAAGAGCAGCCAGGAAATCGAGGCCATGTATGACCGCGTCGGCGAGATCGACGCCATGCATGACTTCTTCGACCTCACCCGCGAGGCCGTCGCCGCTCGCCAGGCTGCCCTGGATGAACTGACCCAGATGCTGACTGAGCGCCTGGAGTTCGAAGTGAACGAGAAAGCTCGCCTGCAGGCTGAAGCCGAGCGCGCCGAACTGCAACGCCAACTCAAGGCACAGCAGGAAGAGAACGATCGCATCCTGCGCGAGCAGCAAGCCGAAATGCAGCGCCAGCAGGACGAGATCAAGCGTCAGCAGCAGGAAATGCAGCGTCAGCAGGACGAAATGCGCCAGCAGCGTGAAGCGCTAGAGCGTGCCCAGGCCGCCCTGCAACAGCCCGCACCTGCCGCCGAAGTCGCCCAGGTCGAAGCGCCAGCCGAAGTGGTCGCAGCCAAACCGGCACCGGCAACCAGCAAGGCCAAGCCCGACAACCGCCAATGGCACGCAGTGGTTACCGACAAGTCCGCGCTGATCGCTGCGATCGCCGAAGGCTTCGGCACCGAGGATCTGCTGATCGTCGACCAGGCCGCCCTCGACAGCCTGGCCAACGACAAGCGCAACAGCCTGGAACTGCCGGGTGTTGTCGCCCAGCCGGTACCGGCCACCCACGCCGCCTAACTCAATCCCTGAGTAACCGACCGCGCCGGACCATCCGGCGTGAGTTGGGGCTCCTTTGGAGAACGAAATGTACAGATCACTCAACGCATTCATGGGTTTCTACCTCGGTTTCGCACTGATAACCCTCATCGCCTTTTCGATGTAACGCACCGCGCCGCAAGGCGCGGCATCCGAGTGCGCTCCGCCGTAGAGCGCAGCCAGATGCCTAACAACCCGAGGACTGCACCATGAGCTTGACCAACGTATTCGACACCGAAAGCACCGGCCTTCCAGACTGGAAAAACCCCAGCGAAGCCGGCCACCAGCCCCACATCGTCGAGATTGCCAGCCTGCTGTGCGACGCAGAAGGCAACGTGATCGACCGCTACCAGGCGATCGTCCGCCCGGCCGGCTGGGAAATCACCCCGGAAAATTCCGCCATTCACGGCATCACCCACGAACAGGCCATGGACGAGGGTATCCCAGAGATTGAAGCCCTCGACGGCTTCCTGGCTCTGCATGCCCGCGCCGGCATTCGTGTCGCCCACAACGCCACTTTCGATGACCGAATCATCCGCATCGCTATGTCGCGCTACCACAGCAAAGAGCTGGCCGACAGCTTCAAGGACAACACCGAGAAGTTTTGCACCTGCTACAGCTCGCGTGGCCCGGTAGGCCTGGGCAAGTTGCCAACCCTGGCCGAGGCCTACAAGCACTTCACTGGCGAAGACCTGGTGGAAGCCCACCGCGCCATGCCCGACGCCCTTGCCTGCGCACAAATTTACTTCGCCTTGAAAGGCATCCGCATGCCGGATGCCGCGTAACGGCCCGGATGGGCAGGGCGCGGCAAGGCTAGGCACGGCCGGGCGCGGCAAGGGCTACTCGATAGCGGTCTGGCGATTCACTGAGTCGCCTTTCCGGTGCCGAGAGGCATCACACGGCGGGACGTGCTCAGGCACGGCGAGCCGGGGCGAGGCGCGGCCAGGCAAGGGCTGTAATCAGCGGTCTGCCGATTCTTCGAGTCGGCTTTCCGGTGGCATCAACCACTAGCGGCATCGCATGTCCGGGCAAGGCGAGGCACCGCGGGGCGCCGCGCGGAATGGCGAGGCAAGGGCGCATAGCGCACACATTCTTGGAGAAGTCAGATGCAAACGATCAAGGTAAAAATCATCGGCACCCGTCCTCTGCTCATGCACAGCGACATTTTCGCCGATCCGCTGAACCCGCTGACCAAGGCGCACAAGGCGCTGACCAGCAAGCGGAAGAAAACCGACGAAGACCATGAAGCGATCGCCCAGTCCGAATGGCGCGGCGGCATGTACTTCGATGAAGAGCTCGGCCCGTATGTCCCTGGCGTGAACATCGAATCAGCGATGGTCGCCGGCGGCAAGCTCTCCAAGATGGGTACCCAACTCAAGCGCTCCGTCGAGGTCATGGACGAGCGCTGCAAGCTTGAATACACCGGCCCTCGCACCGTTTCCGGTTTGTGGGAACAGCGTTTCTACGACGCACGCAGCGTGAAGGTGCAGACCGCACGCCTCACCCGCTACCGTCCTCTTTTCCGCGAATGGTCGCTGACCTGCGAGATTGCTTTCGACTCCGAGACGATCAACCGCGAGCAGGTCGTCAAGTGCCTCGAAGATGCCGGCCAATACTGCGGCATCGGCGACTACCGCCCGAAGTTCGGCCGCTTCTCGGTGGAGGTGCTGGCATGACCTCTTCCACTTGGAGCCTGGCCGGCGCCGTCGAGAAATTCATCGCTGACAACTTCAACGATGGCGACCTGATCAGCCATGACTGGCTGTCCTGGGCGCTCGAACTTCCGACCCCGAAAACGGTTGATCAGGCGCGCGAAGCTCAGTTCGTCGCCATGAGCCGCATCGAGGACTTCAAGCAAGCGCTGCTCGAAGACCACTGCATCTACATCGTGTCCGTCCGTGGCCAGGGTTACCGCATCGTGCCGCCACGCGACCAGGCGCGCCTGGCAGCAGCTCGCGCCCTTCAGGCAACCCGTCGCGAAGTGGCGACCTGCCAGAAGGTCATGACCAAGACACGCACAACACTGCTCAGCACAGACGAAATGCGCCGCCACACCGACACCCAACTCAAGGTCGCCGCCCTGGCCGGGATGCTCGACAAGCGCGGTCGCAACATCTTCGCCCTCTTCGACGGCAACAAATCTTCTAACCAGGGAGCATAACCATGATTGCCCAACGGAATACTGCAGCCCATCTGAAAGAAATTCAGATGATTTGCCCGGAAAAAACCATCATACGCATACCTGAAGTGACGGCTCTGACGGGCCTGGCGCGCAATACCATCTACAAGCGCCTCAAGGGCGATCCCTCCTTTCCGAAACCAGTACCACTGAGCGACAGCAAATTGCGTGGAGCTCCAGTTGGCTGGGTATTGGCCGAGGTTCAAGCCTGGATTTCTTCCCAAATCACTAAACGTGATCAGGAGTAAATCCATGCACCACGAAACAACACTCAACCTGCCGACCCTGTCATCCAAGGATGCAGCTCGTCAGTGGCTCGCTGACAAGCTGGCTGAGTACCAAGCCGGGGCCGAGCAGGTAACCGAGTCGCCGATCGAGAAGCGCCCACTGGTCAGTGGCCAGTGGCGCTCTCCCGACATGACGATCATCACCGAGTCCCGCCGTCATGAGCAGGCCGCCAAGGCCCATCGCAAAGGCGGTCGCCCGATTGGCTCTGTCGTCGAAGACAGTCCCGCCCTGATCGAGCGCGCACGTGCAATGGCCGGCATTGGCATCGCCAAGTCTACCGCCGCCAAACGCCTGGAGATCGGCACCACTCGCCTCGAGCGTCTGGCCGAGCAGAACGGCATCCAGCAGTACAAAAAATCCCCTAAAGCCGCCTGAGGACACAGCCATGTGGTTCCGTAGCCTACTGATTTACCGCCTTACACAAGCCATCGACTTGGCCGCCGAAGCGCTGGAAGTCGCGCTGGGCAGCAAGCCCGCCCGCCCCTGCGAGAGCCAGGAGCTGACCACCTACGGCTTTGCCGCACCGCTCGGCAAAGGCCCCAATGCGCCCCTGGTGCACGCCGTCGAAGGCATGCTGCTGATCCGCGCCCGCAAGGAAGAGCGCATCCTGCCCGGCTCCGTAGTGCGCGACGCACTGAAGGAGAAGGTCGACGATATCGAAGAGACCCAGATGCGCAAGGTCTTCAAGAAGGAGCGCGACCAGCTGAAGGACGAGATCGTGCAGGCCTTCCTGCCTCGCGCCTTCACCCGTAACGCCAGCACCTACGCAGCGATCGACCCGGTCGCCGGCCTGATCTATGTCGATGCCACGTCGCCGAAGCGCGCCGAGGATCTGCTGTCGACCCTGCGCGAATGCATCGGCTCCCTGCCGATTCGCCCGGTGTCCGTGAAGATCGCCCCCAGCGCCACCCTGACCGACTGGCTCAAGCAGCAGAGCGCGGCCGAAGGATTCTTCGTGCTCGACGAGTGCGACCTGCGCGACACCCACGAAGACGGCGGCAGCATCGCCGCCAAACATCAGGATCTGACCAGCGAAGAGATCCAGTTGCACCTGTCCACCGGCAAACAGGCCACCAAGCTCTCCCTGGCCTGGCAGGACAAGCTGTCGTTTGTCCTCGACGACAAGCTGCAGATCAAGCGCCTGCGCTTCGAAGACCTGCTGACCGACCAGGCCGAGCAGGACGGCGGCGATGACGCTCTGTCCCAGCAGTCCGCCAGCTTCTTCCTGATGATGCGCACCTTCCGCGACTTCGTGCCCGAACTGCTCACCGCCCTGGGCGGCGAAGAAACCCCGCAAGGCCTGGGCGAATGCGCAGTTATTGGACTCGACCCGGCCAAGCCAGGTGCTGACACCACTGTCGTCACCCTCGCCCCTGCCGCCTCCATTCCGACCAGCGATCAATTGCTGGATGACGTGCTGTACGACGATGCAGTGGCCTTCGTCCGCAAGAGCGGCCGCGCCAGCATTTCCGCTGTCCAGCGCAAGCTGAAGATCGGCTACAACCGCGCCGCCCGCCTGATCGAATCCATGGAAGTGGCCGGCATCGTCAGCGCCATGAACAGCAACGGGTCGCGCGAGGTAATCCGCCATGGGTAACTACCTCGCTCGCGTGAACCCGCTGTACTTCGCTGCCCTGCATCGCACTGCAGGCGATGGTGACGTTCGCTATTGGCTCAACTCCGTGCACATTGAGCGCCACCAGAGCGAAGGCGTGATTTTGGTTGCCACCAACGGTCGCGTAATGGCGGCCATGCATGATCCTGAAGGCTGGCTGCATCCTGACCGCGCCACCCTGACAGTTCAGCGAACTAACAAGCGCGTCCTGTCGGCGATATCCAAGCGGCCCAGCAAAGGCGGACTCAGCCCTAAAAGCCTCTGGATTGGCGAAAGCTGCCTGGTGCTGAGCGCCAATGAAGATACCAGCGAAGAATCGGAGCCGTTTGGCCCTTTCAGTTTGGTAGCCGAGCGGAGCGCACTGGTCGTTGATCATGAGCCGTTGAACTGGCGTCGCCCGATCCCGAAAGGCGAAGACACCGCTGCACCCTGGCTGAACGCGCAGTATCTCGCGCTTTTCAGCGATATCGCACAGGTTCTGTTCCCTTCCAAGTACTGCCCTGGTGGCGGCATGCGCCTGATCGCCAGCGACGAGAACGGCGCCGTGCTCGTTCGCCTGGCCGCTCCAGATCTGGTGGAAAGGTTCCTCGGCGTGATCATGCCCATTCGGAACGACCCGGTTAAATCGCCGCACCCTGCGTTCGTGAAACTGGACGAAGGGGTGTCGCCATGAGCCTGACCAGCGAAGCCAAAACCTTCCACGTCTGCGTTGCAGTCAGCTACGTGATCGCCCGGGCGCGCCGACCGCGCGCCCTGGATGACCTGCTGAGCGAGCGCGGTACCGGTCGCCCGATCCCTGGTGAAGAGGCACTGGCCATCGCCCGTGATTGCGCAGAACGCGGCTTCACCATGATCCCGAGCTGTGACCACCACGGCGAACACGGCCAGTGCCTTGGCCATCCGGTGGAGGCCTCGGTATGACGGTCTGCTACGAGAAGTTCCTGCAGCAGAAGGTGCGCCTGGCTGAGCCGCAAGGCTTCGAGGTCGACCAGTCTGCCTTCCACGAACTGCTCAAGCCTCACCAGCGCGCCATTGCTGCATGGATGGTTCGCCAGGGTCGCGCGGCGTGCTTCGCCGCGTTCGGCCTGGGCAAGTCGATGATCCAACTGGAAGTGGTGCGCGTCACCCGCCAGCTGGCCGGCGGCTATGCGCTGATCACCCTACCGCTCGGCGTGCGCCAGGAGTTCGTCCGCGACGCCGCCAAGCTGGGTATTACGGTGAAGTTCATCCGCCGCTTCGAAGAGGTGGAGGACGAGCAGACCATCTACCTGACCAACTACGAGACAGTCCGCGACGGCAAGCTAGATCCTCGCCTGTTCAGTGTGGCCAGCCTCGACGAGGCGAGCTGCCTGCGCGGCTTCGGTGGGTCGAAGACCTTCCGTGAGTTCATGGCGCTGTTCGCCGGCGACGATCGCGCCAACGGCGTCCGCACCGAAGGTGTCCGGTACCGGTACGTGGCCACGGCCACACCGAGCCCGAACGAATACATCGAAATGCTCGCCTACTCGGCCTTCCTGGGCGTGATGGATGTTGGCCAGGCCAAGACCCGGTTCTTCAAGCGCAACAGCGAGCACGCCGACCAACTCACCATCCATGCCCACAAGGAAGCTGAGTTCTGGATGTGGGTCGCGTCCTGGGGGATTTTCGTCCAGCGCCCGAGCGACCTGGGTTTCAGTGACGAAGGCTACGACCTGCCAGAGCTCGACATTCGCTGGCATGAGGTGCCATCCGACCATTCCAACGCCGGCCATGAACGCAATGGCCAGGGCCGCCTGCTGCGTAACACCGCCATCGGCGTACAGGACGCCGCAGCCGAGAAGCGCGAAAGCCTGACCGCCCGTGTCGCCAAGATGATGGAACTGCGCGCCGAGGATCCAGACGCCCACCGGATCATCTGGCACGACCTCGAGGCCGAGCGCCACGCGATCGAGAAAGCCATTCCCTCTGTCGTCAGCGTGTACGGCTCGCAGGATATCAACGAGCGCGAGAACGCGATCATCGACTTCAGCGACGGCAAGTTTCCCGAACTCGCCGCAAAGCCTGTCATCGCCGGCAGCGGCTGCAACTTCCAGCGCCATTGCTCCTGGGCCATCTACCTGGGCATCGGCTTCAAGTTCAACGACTTCATCCAATCCATTCACCGCCTGCACCGCTTCCTGCAGCTCGGCCGCGTGCGCATCGACCTGATCTACACCGAGGCCGAGCGCGACATTCGCCGCCAGTTGGAAAGGAAGTGGCAGCAGCACAACACCATGGTTCAGCGCATGACCGAGATCATCAAGAAATACGGCCTGTCCGTGGCCGCCATGGCTCAGCAGCTCACCCGCGCCATGGGCGTCGAGCGCGTCGAGGTCACTGGCCAGAACTATCGCATCGTCAACAACGATTGCGTCGACGAGGCTCGCCGCCTGGCCGACAACAGCATTCACCTGACCGTTACCAGCATCCCCTTCAGCACCCAATACGAGTACTCGCCCAACTACGCCGACTTCGGCCACACCGACAGCAACGAACATTTCTTCGAGCAGATGGACTACCTGACGCCCGAAATGCTGCGCGCCACCGTGCCCGGGCGCCTGGCCCTGATCCACGTGAAGGACCGCATCGTGCCAGGTGGCATGACCGGCCTGGGCTTCCAGACCGTTTACCCCTTCCACATGAAGGTGGTCGAGCACTTCACCAAGCACGGCTGGGGTTACATGGGCATGAAGACCATCGTCACCGACGTGGTGCGCGAGAACGCCCAGACGTACCGCCTCAGTTGGACCGAGCAATGCAAAGACGGCACGAAGATGGGCGTCGGCATGCCCGAGTACCTGCTGATCTTCCGCAAGCCTCCGACCGACACCAGCAACGCCTACGGCGATATCCCGGTGGTGAAGGCCAAGCCGCTGTGCATCGACGAGAACGGCCAGGTTGTGCCCTTCGCCATGGACAAGAAGCTGACCGTCACCAGGGGCAACGGCTACAGCCGCGCCCGCTGGCAACTGGATGCCCACGGCTTTACCCGCAGCAACGGCAATCGCCCGCTGACCGAAGCGGACTTCGAAGGCATCCCGCATGACGTGATGTTCAAGCTCTATCGCGACTACAGCCTGTCCACCGTCTACGACTTCGAGCACCACGTCACCATCGGCGAATCGCTGGAAGTCACCGGCAAGCTGCCCACCGGCTTCATGCTGCTGCCGCCGCAGTCCTGGCACCCGGATGTTTGGACCGACGTTGCACGCATGCGCACGCTGAACGCCGAGCAGTACAGCAAGGGCCAGGAAATGCACCTCTGCCCCCTGCAGTTCGACATTGTCGATCGCGCCATCGTCCAGTACTCGATGGAAGGCGAAACCATCTACGACCCCTTCGGCGGAATCATGACGGTGCCCGTCCGCGCACTGAAGCTGAAACGCAAAGCGATCGCCTCCGAGCTGAACCCACGCTATTTCCTCGACGGCGCCGGCTACTGCAAAGGCGCCGAGGAAGACATGGCCATGCCCGACCTCTTCGCCCTGCTCGATGCCGAGCAGCAGGAAGGTGCGGAGTGATCACCTACGGCTCAATCTGCAGCGGCATCGAGGCTGCCAGCGTCGCCTGGCATCCGCTGGGCTGGCGGGCGGAATGGTTCGCAGAGATCGAGCCGTTCCCGTCTGCGGTGCTCGCGTACCGCTGGCCCGAGGTTTCCAACCTGGGCGACATGACCAAGCTAGCCCGCCAGGTACTGGCCGGCACCATCACCGCGCCGGATGTGCTGGTGGGCGGCACGCCCTGCCAGGCGTTCTCTGTCGCCGGCATGCGCGCCGGCCTCGACGACCCGCGCGGCCAACTCACCATCAAATATGTGGAGCTTGCAGATGCAGTTGACCATGTTCGACCAGCAGGCGACGAGTGCGTCATCGTCTGGGAAAACGTCCCCGGTGTGCTCTCCGACAAAGGCAATGCGTTCGGCTGCTTCCTCGGCGCCCTGGTGGGCGAATCCGATGCGCTCCAGCCGTCAGGGGGAAAATGGACGGACGCTGGTTGTGTGTATGGCCCCCGCCGAGCAGCCGCATGGCGGGTGCTGGATGCCCAATATTTCGGCCTGGCCCAACGACGCCGCCGTGTGTTCGTTGTCGCAAGTGCTCGAGCAGGTTTCGATCCCGCAGCGGTACTTTTTGAGTCCGAAGGCATGCGCCGGGATCATCCGCCGCGCCGAGGCGAGGGGGAAAACCCTACCGGCACAATTGCTGGCGGCGCTCGCCGAAACGGCGGATACAGCACCGACGATATCCCGCTGACCGCAGTTTCGCTCAGGGCTCAAGCGCAGTGCAGCCACCGCGAAGACTCGGAGACGTTTATCCCGGTAGCCTTTGGTGGCAACAACACCAGCGGCCCAATCGACATAGCGCCAGCCCGCAACGCATGCGGCAGCGGCAGCGGCAGGATGGACTTCGAGAGCGAGGCGTTTATCGTCTCGGGCACCCTGCAAGCCAACGGCAAAGCCGCCGGCAGCGCCACCCAGCAGGATGCGGAAAGCGGCCTGCTGGTAGTGCACGGCACGCAAGATCCATGCGTCGATGAACATATTGCCCATGCTCTTGGCCGAAACCATGGCCAGGAAAACGCAGTCCTGGCCTTCGCAGAAAACAGCCGCGCAGAGGTTCGCTTAGAGAATGGTGACGGTCAGATAGTCGGAGCGCTGTCCACTGGCGGTGGCAAGGCCGGCCAAGGCACTCCATGCATCGCCTTCAGCTGCAAGGACTACGGCAACGACGCGACCAGCGAACTATCGCCAACCCTGCGTGCCATGGGCCACGGCGAAAGTCACGCCAATGCTGGTGGCCAGGTTGCCGTAGTGGCTCCGACCCTGCGCGCCGGCAATCCGCGGAACAACAGCAACCCTGTGACAGAGGCAGACATGCTAGTCGCTGCCGCTGGCGTGCGCCGCTTGACTCCGCGCGAGTGCGAGAGCCTGCAGGGCTTCCCTGACGACTACACCCTGATCCCCTGGCGCGGAAAACCTGCCGAGGAATGCCCGGACGGCCCGCGTTACAAAGCGATCGGCAACAGCAAGGCGGTACCGGTTGTTCGCTGGATCGGCCGGCGCATTCAGCGCGAGCTGGAGCGTGCCCAATGAGCCGCCGCAAGCCCAACAACCAGCGCGCCCGGCTGGAGCGATCCTGCCGGGCCATCCTGAGCAGCAACCACGTTGCAGTGGTGAGCATCAGCCCGAGCGGCTGGCAGGGCATGGTCAACTGGAAGTTGGCCAAACGCATTCCGCCCGGGCGCCAGGTGGCCAATGCCCTCTGCGATATCCCGCATCGCTGGACGATCTACGTTGCCGGCCTGTGCGTGGATTGGTCTGGCAATCGGTACATGAAGAGCATCGAGGCCATGCCCGATGGCAACTATCTGGCCGCACACCTGACGGACGTGATCGAAACCTGCGTGCTCGACCAGCGCGCCACCTGCAACCCGCGTGACCTGATCGGCTCTGGCTGGATCGCCATTCCTGCCCAGGTATCCCTGACCGAAGAACAGGCCTACCGCATATTCGATCTGGTCGGTGCCTGGAATCAGGTTCAGCAGGTGAGCGCATGAACGCCCCTATCTACTGCCGCACCACTGGCCTTCGGGTCGGTGTGTGCACCTGCCTGCGCTGTATCAGCCCAAAACCTGAAACCAACCTGGCCGGACTTCCCTGCCCGATGCCGCCGGCCAGGCCAGACAACGATTATCCCACACCTGTGAGGTGAGCCATGAACGAAGCAATGGAACCCATCGACCCAATCCATTCCGCGATGATGCTCGGCATGACGCCAGAGCCGTGCGAGCCGATCATCGAAATCACTCGCCAGGCCGTGACCAAGCTGCTCGACGTTGTCGAGTTCGGCGATCAGCTGGAGCGCGTCGAGAAAGATCGCCTGGTCGCATTCGTGAAAGAGCTGCTGGCCGAGCCTCAGCCAGAACTGTGGGCGATGCACAGCGTAGGCCCCAACGAAGTGCACCCAATGATCTCGAAGGAGGAAGCCGAGCGCCAGGCTTCCGAACTGATCGCCCTGTGCAAGCAACAGTTTCCCGAAGTACCCATCACCGTGAACGTGATCCCCTCGCCGTACTCTCCGTTCGAGCATTTCGAAATTCTGGCGGAAGAGCTGACCGAGCAAGTGGCCAGCCTGCGCGAGGCGCTCGACAAGAAGAACGCCGAAGCCGCAGCACCTGCAGTTGTAAACCAGCAGGTTACTACTGCCGCCATTGCGCCTGATGCACTGGAGCAAGCCAGGCGCCACCTGTCCAACGCCATCGAGGACGCCGAGGACGGCAAGACCGCCGCCGCACTGCCGGCGTTGCGTGAGGCCGCGCACTTCCTTGCACAGGCCGCCGCATCAACCGTCAAGGATTCCTTGTCAGTTGCCGCAGGCGTCGAGGCTGAGCAGCCTGACATGGCCGAAGCCTACGTTGGAGCACGCGAGGATCTGGCCATCTGGAAGCGTCGCGCGCTGGAAGCTGAGCAGAAGGCTCGGCGTCAAGAACAGATCATCGACCATCTGACGCTTGAGGCGCAGGGCGAAACTCGATTCGGCGAACCATCAATGCCGTCCGCTCAACCGGTGGCCGTGATCGAATACGCCGGCTATGACCCTGCGAATTCGATTAAGTGGCTGAACAAGGGGCTGCAGTACATGGAGCCAGGGACGCTTCTGTACGCGCAAGCCCCCTCCCTGCCGGCTGCTGGATCGGCTGTGGAAGAGGTGGAGGTGGTTGGTTACAGATTCTTCCACGTAGACCACGGGTACATTTTCCGGCGCACGCATATTTACGAGGGGAATCCGAGCCTTGAGGCGCACAGCCTAATGACCGTCGCCCAGCATCGCCGAATCCTCGATGCGCTGATCAACACCCCGCACACCGACGAATGGTTTGATGCCGTTCGCCTGGAAGCCGCTCACCAGATCCAGCGCTGGGGGACCGACCACGACGCGGGCAAACAGCCGGCCGACTGGTTCTGGCTGCTCGGCTATCTGGGCCAGAAAGCCATGACCGCTCAGATAGCAGGCGACGAACAGAAGGCCAAACACCACACCATCAGCTCCGGCGCGATGTTGCTCAACTGGTTCCGCGCCATGGTCGGCGACACCAACGCCATGCGCCCGGGCATTGCGCTAGCACAGCAGGAGCAGCAGCCATGATCGTCGACGACGTAATGACCGACAAAATCACCCTGCACGGGCTCGGCTTTGTGCAGGTTCAGCTACCGGCCGACCAGCGCCTGCACGTCTGGCACCCTGAACTGCCCCGACGCCACTGCTTCGAGCACTCGGCCATCCACAACCATCGTTTCTCGTTCTCATCCCGTGTGCTCGTCGGCGAGCAGATCAATATCGAGTTCGACGCCACCAAGCTAGGCGACCCGACCCACGTCCTTTACCTGCACGAAGGACCGCGCACTGCGCGCGGTGGGCGTCCATGGGTTCCGGACGGGGAAGCTCGGATGATCGAGAAGTGGCGCAGTTCCTGCCACCCCGGCTGCACCTACAACATGCGCGCGTATGACTTCCATAGAACCGAGCCTGGCGGCGACGGCAAGGTGGCCACCGTCATGACCAAGACCTTCGAAGGCCAGCAAGGCGCGCACTCCACCTGCCTTATCGGCATCGACCCTGATGGCGACTTCGATCGCTACCAGTGGTCGCCGGCGCAACTGTGGGAAATCGTCAGCGATGTTCTGACCGGGAGCAAGCGGCCATGACCAAGAAACTGCGCTGCTACTTCGCCGGCCATCGGTACCCGGACGAATACCCCTATGTCGAGGCGTGCTTTGCGTATAGCCACAAAGAGGCAAAGCCCCTGCTGTGGCGCGACGGATCAGAGATCAAGGCCGTCTGCGACGGCGAGTATTTCGACATGTCGGTGAAGCACCAGCCCGAGCACGACAGCCTCGCTGAGAAATATGGGATCAACAGCCCCCGCGTTATCGGTGACGACAAGCTGCTGCGTGAAATGGGCTGGAGCATCGAGGGCGATTCACGCTGCGCCAACTGCAACCTTGCCGAGTACGACGGTGAATACCCGCTCTGCGAGCACTGCGACCAGTGCGAGGAATGCGGCCATCCCCACGACTGCCCGGAGCACGGCAAGGCTGGTGGCGAATGAGCACCCTGCACCTGCCAATGAAAGGCGAGTACTTCGACCAGATCAAAGCCGGCACCAAGCCCGAAGAGTTCAGGCTGGCCAACGACTACTGGCGCAAGCGCCTGGTAGGCCGCACCTACGACCGTATCGAGCTGACCCGCGGCTATCCGAAGCGCGACGACGCCGACCGGCGCCTGGCACTGCCCTGGCGCGGGTACCGCCTGACCACCATCACCCATCCGCATTTCGGCGACCAGCCTGTCGAGGTGTTCGCCATCAACGTGTCACAGGAGGCTGTCAGCGCATGAAAATCGAAACCACCCAGGTGACCAAGCTCCTGATCAGCGACCTGATGGGTGAGCCGTACAAGCTCGACCCGGTGACCGTATTCATCGAAGACCTTGGGGTGCGCGCCGAGAACGAAGGCCGCAAGACACGCCAAGGCAAGATCACTATCGAATGCTACGGCGAGTCCTGGGCGACGTACTGGGGCAGCATGGGCGACCGTACTGTGGCGCAGTTCGTGGTCGACGAGAGCGTCGACTATGTCGTGGGCTGCCTGCGGCGAGGGGTAGGCCTGGAGCCTACGGTTTTCTCAGGCGAGGCGCTGGCGAAAGCCGTGCGCAAGATAGCCATTGACTGTCGCCGAGGGCGTGAAACCTGGCGCTACGAATGCGGCCACCTTGACCAAGACGAGGCGCGGCGCATTTACGACGACGCGGAATGCCTGCAGCAGTTCGAAAGTCCCGAGTCGCTGATGCACAGCCGCGAGGCTGACGAAGTGCTGACAGCCCTGTTCGGTTGCGAATGGCATTACGCGGTATCTGATCATGCCTTTGCGCCTAACCCTCGCTACGAATACCTGACTCGCGTCGTCTCCGCTGTTCGTGACGCATTGCAGGGGCTAGAGCAGAAAAAGGAGGCCGCATGAACCATCAGCCCAAAGCCGGCCGCTGCCGCGCCTGCGCCAAGCTCTGGGAGGACTGCAGCGCGCTGCCCTTCCACACTATGCCGATTCACAGCCAGGACGGTACCGACGCGGTGGTGATCTGCAGCGAGTACGTCAAGGGCGCCAATGTGGTGCCCTCGGCGACACCCGCAACTGCACCGCAGCGGATCTACCTGAGCGGGCCGATGACAGGCCTCCCCGGCTACAACTATCCCGCATTCAATGCCGAAGCCACTCGCCTACGCGCGCTCGGCTACCACGTCGAGAACCCCGCCGAGAACCCGCCCCAGGATAGCTGGGATGACTACATGGCCGTTTGCATCCCGCAGATGGGTACCTGCGACACGATCGCCCTGCTACCCGGCTGGTCGGAGTCGCGCGGCGCCCTGCGGGAACGGCAGGAGGCGGTAAAGCTCAGCATGACGATCACACCAGCGGCGAAGATCATCGCCAGGAGAGTGCACCATGAGCATGTCCCAGTCCCATGCAGTGAAACTGATCAACGCCCAGGCGGCCGGCATCACGTTGGCGCGAGCGGTCGAGCTTCTGGATGA